ATTTCAAAATTTTCATCAGCAGTTTCTTCATGATAGCTGATTTGTATTACATCCAACAATGTATTCTCCAATGATTCTTTATTATATTTTATTTTTTTAAAAAAGTCAAACATAAATTTTTACTCATATATAAAAGGATCTTGCTTTCGCAGTTCTTCTAATCTTTTTTTCAATCGTTTGCGTTCTTGATAACGAGTGTAGGGAGATATTATCCATCTCCAGATTCTGGTAAACATATTTTAACTCCGTATTTTTCTTTCCATCGAGTTGCATCTTCTCTAGTATTAACTAAAGGTTCGCCTTTAATGTTCAGACTAGTATTTAACAGCACAGGGCAGCCTGTTTCTTCATACCATCGTTCTAGCAGTTTTCTAAAGCCCATGCTTTGATCAATAGGAACTGTCTGAACCCTAGAGCTGCCGTCCCTGTGTACAATAGCTGGTAATCCAGAATTTGTGCAAGTCGACGTGTATTGCATAAAAGGTCCAGTTCTTCCTTTGAAATAATCTTTGGCATACTCGGCGAGGATCGCTGGAGCAAAGGGTCTGAAAAGCTCTCTGTGTTTGATGTCGTTGACTCTGTCTTTGATCTCTGGTCTTCTTGGGTCTGCGAGTAAACTCCTGTTACCAAGAGCACGAGGACCAAACTCAGCACGACCAGCGGCAACACCCACAATACCCGTTGTAAGTAATTCTTGTAATAGTTGCTCAACTGGATAGTCTCCTTCTATATTGTGTCCTGTATAAGCATTTGGAAACTCCATAAATTCTCGTTTATGAGCAAGCACACATCCTATTGCACTACCTGCATCTCCAGGATTTGGCATTATCCATACCTCTTTAAAGTACTTATATGCGATACTGTTAGCAACACAATTAAGTGCACATCCTCCCATTAATACTAGGTTTTTACTGTCTACTAGTTCTGCAGTTGCTTTTACAAACTGTTCAAATATTTCTTCATATATACGTTGGGTGGCTGCAGCAATGTCAGCATAGTCTTGTATAGTATTCAAATCAGTACGCCAATCTGTACATCCTCTGTGACAGTTACGTTTGAATAATACACGTGGATCTTTTGCACTAGGCATTTTTTCGATAAAGTCTTGTTTAACGAGATCATAATACTTATCTGCATCACCTATTGCAGCCATGCCCATGAGGATGTATTCGTGTTCTTGTGGCTTTAGTCCAATACGTTGTGTCATAGCACTATACCATATACCCACACTGTGTGGATAACGCTGACTCCAACGCTTACGTAGTTTAGTACCTTTACCTTCCCATATACTAACTGTATCCCATTCACCTATACTATCAAGTACAAGTACTGCAGCATGTGCACGATCGAAAGGATTAGTATAGTATCCAGCGGCAGCATGACTTAAATGATGACTAGTTGTAGTACAACGAGGTGCATCTTTAAGGTATTTGCGCATATATGTAGTAGGAGATTCTTTACCAAGTAACGTGTATTGTCCTGCGTATAGTTGTCTTGTCTTTTTAAGCCAAGGTTTTTCGTAAAAGTAAATACGATCCGGCTTACCGTATTCGAGTGCTTCTGTAATCAAGTCTGGGTGTAAGTTTCGATCGTTTTTAATACGACTGTAGCGTTCGCTGTGTGCAGCAAATTCTAGTCCGTTATCGTTAAAAACTGCAAGGCTGGCATCATGTGCCATTCCTGTCCAGCCCCAAGTAATCATTTTTTATCCCCGCATATTCCATATATGCCTGTTGTGTCTTCTGGTAAAGGTATATCTTCTAAGTCTAACCAAACTGCTCGTTTGTGACGAGGAAAGTTGCCCGGGTAACACCATATGTGTCCATCGTTAGTTAGTGTAACTGTATCCGTGTCGTGCCAAAAGCAACGAGTACGCATGTCTAATAGCATTTGTAGTGCGTCTAAATCTTTTGCATGGCACCATACACCCGGCTGTTGTAAAAAATTTGTATTGGCAACTTGCAGTGGCTCATCATGTCCTAAGTATAGTATTCCACGATGTGCACGTACATCTAATTCAACGTCATACCCTTTGTCATAGTATGCAAATTCTACATAGTCTTTAGTGTTCTCCCATGCAGATTGTACACCGTTGTAATTTCCTCTATGTGCTATGAATTTAACCATAACTCTAAATCCTCTGGTGTTCCGACTCCATACATCCGATCAATGGGAACTCTTACAACACGCCCTCCAACAGCAATAGTTTGGTTGTATGTTGGCGCAAGATAAAACTCGCCGTTTACACGTTCGTTGTTTGCAATCATTCTGTTAGCACTGTTCTTAAATGTGATCCAATGACTCCAGTAATAGTGTCCGCTTGTACCATATGTACTAATAGGATTTTTTTCTGCTACTTCTACAACTACGTCATTTTCTGTTCTAGCATAACTCCACTTAGGATCACGCTCTGGACAATCAAAGGTCATAATAACTCCATCGTTGTCCATTTGCTCTGAAAACAAACTACTATCCCAATCAATAAACTGATCACAGTTTGTAACAAACATAGCATCTTCCGGGTTCATGTAAGGGTCTGCAGTAAGTACACTACATGCTGCACCTTCTGTTAGTGCATCAAGTTCAACAACATGTGCACGTGGATAATAGTCACGTATTCCATCTGCTATGTCATGTTCTTTACGAGTAATAAAGATATGATTGTCAAACTCTAAGTCGACACTTTCTACTGCTCGAACAAACATAGGTTTCCCACGTACATCTATTAGAGGCTTCGGAGTTGTATATCCTTGTTCACGAAAGCGACTGCCTTCGCCTGCCATCGGCATAATTAAATTAAAATTCATGATTTTCTCTATAGTTAGTTAAGTACTATGTTAATAAATATATTTATGCAACACAGAATTAAGAAACTTAATCCCGAAATAAATCCCATTACTTTTAAAGATGGTAGAGGTATTATTCAAACGTATTACCCGGAACAATATAATATTGTTGAATGGAATTATATTGTAACACTTAAAGGTGCTGTTCGTGGACATCACTATCACAAAGAGTTTGATGAATATATTATGTTTGTCGAAGGAGAAGGTGTATATACCGAATTGACAGACGGCGAAGAATTAGTAACACCAGTCGGCGCAGGTGATTGCATTTATTTGCCGTTGGGTGTACCACATACATTTTATCCAACTGCTGACTGCAAAATGATAGCAATGATAACTAAACGATGGAATGATTGTGATGAACCAATAACAAAGGTAAAAATTTAATGCAAGAGCCATATGCAATTGTCGTCATTGACGTTTGGGATACAAATAATTTAGTAAACAAGAACTTAATAAGTATGTATGAACAGATGACTCAACGTATCTGTAAGTTAATTCAATCTTTGCCAAATAAACATCAAAATCGTGTTTTAGTTAGTAAGTATAACTTAGAAACTTATCATATTCATCGTAATTTAGAAAGTGTAATTTATGATTATGGCAAGAAAAAGTATTATGATTATTGCTTATATACCGATGATCAGGACGAAGCCATTAAATGGCTCAATGATAATAAGATTAAAAAATTATACTATACTGGATCGAGTATGCCCGGTTGTGTTACTGATAGACCACTGGGTCTGAAAAATATGCCAGACAGTTTTGATAAAGCTGTGGTATTAGATGCAGTGTCATTGACTACTGCTTTCGACCACCATAGCGAGTGGGCAGTGTTACACCATATGTATCAAATGTCTGCAGCATTGTCAAAAGAATACGGCTGGGAATTAACATGGACAAATCAAATATTAAAATAAGGATAATATAAAATGCGAATAGCAATTACCGGAGGTGCCGGCTATATAGGCTGCAGACTTAGTGAATATTTTCTACAACAAGGACACACAGTTGACTGCATCGATTGGCTTAAATGGGGTGTAGAGCCTGTACTAAACATTGTAGATCATCCTCGTTTCCATTTGCACAAAATAGATATTTGTACACCAGAAGTTGAACCTTTACTAGCACAAGCTGATGCTGTAGTACACTTAGCAGGTATCATTGGTTTTCCTGCATGTAATGCCGAGCCTGATCTTGCTTACAGAATTAATGTAGAAGGTACTAAAAGAGTCGTAGATGCAAGTGCAGATAAACCTTTTGTGTATGCAAGTACTGGAAGCGTATACGGTGCATTAGATAGCATATGTACAGAAGAAGCTCCAACTAATCCTATTAGTACGTACAGTGTATATAAAATTGTAGGAGAAGAATATTTACAAGGTTCAGATGCTGTGATACTTAGACCTGCTACTGCATTTGGTGTTAGTAATAGATTGCGTAATGATTTATTAATCAATGACTTTGTGCGCAAGGCATGTATGAATGAGCACATGACACTATTTGAAGGACATTTCAAACGAACTTTTATCAGTGTAAATGATCTTGTACGCAGTTTTGCGTGGGGTGTCGAAAAATACGACGACATGAAAGGACAAGTCTGGAATGTAGGTGATGAAACACTAAATCATACTAAACTAGAAATATGCGAAACGATTAAAAAACACATACCTACATGGACATATGATGTAAACAATACACTAGCTCATGACCAAGACGGCAGAAATTATTTTGTTGATTATACTAAAATACGTAAACTAGGATTTACTGCAAATGAAACATTAGATCAAGGAATACAAAACTTAATTAAAGTTTATCGTACCATCTAGTATGATGATCGTCAACAACATTTGTGTGATTTCGCAATAATAACGTTGACATATCTCCCCAGATTTGTTCAGATTCTGATGAAAATTTCATTGAATAATTATTGTCTAAGAAAAAATCAGATACAGACACTTCCGGCTTAGTATTAAAATGTTCGATATCTGTTGAGATCAAATGTTTTCCGACAAGAGGCGACAAATTACGAGCCAAATGATAATTAGAAATTTCTTTAGCAAATAAAATAAATCCGTTTTTGTCAAAAAAGTGCGAGTAATCAGGTGAAAATATTTTTCCTTTTATTACCGATCGTGTTATGTTTGAAAACATTAGTACAATCGGCGACAAATCCAATTTGACATTTTCAAAATTAAACACTTGATATTTTTTTCCAACTACATTTTCGTCGAATCCTACAAAATTAGTAGTTGTAGGTCCTAAAAAATTCCATAACGATCCAGTAGCTATACGACCATTGGATGAAATTATTACGTCAGGTCGTGTCCTGAATACATATGAGTTTTCACTTAAATTATCAAAATAATCTTTAAAAGAATAGTATATTTCATGCGCATGACAAAACGGATTCATCCATTGTAAACTATCAGGTGTAGCAAAATGCTCTATATTATTTTGTTTAAAATATTTTTTATGATTTTCTAATTCATAGTATGGATCTATATAAGCAAAGTTTACACTGTCTGCAAAATCGAATACAGTTGTCATATATTTTTCAAATTTTTCTTTTTGTAAAACACGAAGAGGTGTTAGTGTAGTATCTGTATTTTGTTTTACTATATCAGTTTTTATAGTTGTCGTATCCGTTACATCATAATGATTTGTCCCAATAAAAATGTCAATGGGAACATCATGTTCTTCTTTAGTTTTTTTTATTATATCAACGAAACATTGTTCCCATTCCGCTGTGCCTACGTATCTCGGCTGCCCTGTAATTACAACTGCTATTCTTTCTACTTCTTTATAAAGAGAATCGTAGTATTTTTTAAATGTTGTTTTTCTATGCTTTTCGGCATAATAATCTTCAATTACTCCGACAATCTTAATCATATCATTGTCGTCTAGATTAGACTGTCCGGGAAGTTGTATGCCTCTTTCGTAAACATAGTTTGTATTTGGAGTATCTGTTTTCCATGCACTATGAAAAGGCTGGCTACTTAAACTTTGATAAACACTTCTGTTACCTATATCAAATTCCGATAGTTTTTTCATAAGCGGATACTTGTCGGCTGGATCTTTTACTAAAATGTCCGGATACGTTACTGTTGTGAATCTATCGTTAGTTTCAGGAATCATAATGTCTCCACGAATTACTAAAGGCATTAAACCATGTCTATATTGATTATAAATTCCTTTTTTTCTTTTTACAATGTCAGGAAATTTTTTCATTTGCTCTACACCAAACGCTGCTTGTAAATCTGTAAATTTAAAATTCATTCCCATTACATTATAAGTTTCGCCGGTTACTCCTACACTTCTGCCAAAGTTTTTTATTGCAAAAATACGATCAGAAAGTTCTTTACTATTAGTTACAATACAGCCGCCTTGTCCTGTAGTAATTATCTTAGGTGCTCCAAAACTGAATACACCCAAATCTCCCATTGTTCCGCAGTGCTTATGAGTAATAGACCAACTACCTAATGCTTGTGCAGCATCTTCAATAACAAAGTGTCCTTTATCCTTTAGTTTTTTTATTTTATCTTCAATATCCGGAGGATACCTGCCGTTAATACTACTAATAAACACAACTCTACAATCTTTAGGTATGTTATTAAAATCGATAGTATGATAAACTGGATCAATGTCGACGAATACCGGCTTGGCACCCATTAGTATTGCACCATTAACTGTTGCTGCTTGTGTATATGCACTAGCACAAAAAACTTCATCTGGCTTAATATCTGCTACCATAGATGCAAGTAATAGTCCCGCAGTAGCACTAGGTACCATATGTGCGTACTTTGCTTTTGTATAATCGCAAATCAACTTTTCTAATTCTCTAGTTTTTGTATGCTCCATAATCCAACCTTCGCTGTTAATATAATTAACAACGCTTTCGATTTCTTCACTTCCGTATACAGGATTCATATGACTGTTAGGTGTTATCATAATACCACTTATATGTTTTTTCAAATGCTTCTTCTAATGTAAATTCTTGCTGCCATCCAAGATTTTTAAGTTTAGAATTATCAATTGACCTATTTTTTATTCCTTCAGGTCTTTCTGTATTAAACCACATGTTACCGTTAAAGCCACTGACTGATAATAATGTTTCAGCTATTTCTCTAATAGTAACTTCTTTACCACTTGCAACGTTTACATTATTATACTTATTATTATTTAAAATAAGGTCCATTGCATTTACTGCGTCTTCTATATACAATATGTCTCTGCTTTGATTTCCGCTTCCCCATATTTCAATTTTTGTATGATTATGTTTAACAGCATCGACAAACTTTTGCATTAGTGCACCGATTACATGAGCATGTTCTCCTGTTCTGTCACCTGGGCCAAACATGTTAGTACATATTGCAGTGCGCCAATTTGTTTGTCGTTTATCGTTACTTGCCATACACTGATACATTCCTACTAGTTTCGGAAGAGCAGTAGTCATATATCCTTCGTAAGGTTTTCCTGTAAGTAACTGTTCTTCTACAAACGGTTGCTCACCAAATTCAGGATAACTACACGTACTTCCTTGTAGCAATACTCTATTGATATTCAAGTTAGAACAAACTTCAAACAAATTATTTTGAATTTTTAAATTACGTAACATCAATTCGAAGCTTCGATCTAAATCTTCTTGTAATCCACCAACGGTTGCTGCATTAATTATGACATGTGTAGGATTAGCATCAGTGATATGTTTTAATGTTTGTGCGTAATCTGTATAATCTACAGTACTTGTATTGCCGCCTGTTCCGGCAATTTTTTTTGCATAGTTTTTTCCGACAAGCCCTCTGTTTCCTGCATAGTAATACTTCATTTTCTTATCACCAGATAGTCAATATATGGATTATCGACAGGAATATTATCAATTTGGAATTGTTTTAAGTAATCTCGTGTTTCGTGATATGCAGGTATTTTATCATATGCCCACGGGTCAGGATTTACAATAGCAACTCCATCGTCGGTTAAGTATTCTCTAATATTCTCTACAAAGAATTCCCAATCTTGTTTGTTGTACAAAGTAAAATATGTATGTGTTTTGCCATCTTCGCCTTTGTTTTGCCAAGATGTGTTAATTTCATTATTGTCATAATGAACAACTTCTTCAGTTTTCCAAAACACGTTTGATTTCATAATAGTTATTAAATCATATTTCTTGTCGAGCTCGAATTTTTTATGTGGTCTTATTTCTAATTCTTGTGGAGAAATTCCAAATGCATTCCAAAGTTTATCAAAATATTCATTGTAACCTTCTCTATGTACTTTACAATCGGTTGTTTCGATATTAACAAATCCATATTCTTTAACTATAAACGGCATAATACCAAACCATACTCCGATATCTAACCATTTAATATTTTTATCTAAATGATCGATGCCAATCGAGTTTAGTGCTGTTAAGTGCACGTTCCAGTAATACATACCTTGATAATTTAAATCGGTTATTCCTCGAAAGTATTCATTCTCAGGATTTAATTCATACAATGGATCCCAATTATAATTTCCGATAAATTCTTTGTACCATGTACGTAAACTACGACTGCTTGCTTCCCACAGTTCTTGACATTTTGTTAAATCAAAATTCATTGAAATATTATTTTTTACATAATCACTACTTGACAAATCTAAATCTTCATAGTACACAGTTTCTGGATTAAAAAAAGAAAATTCTTCATCAAGCCATTTGTCGTTTTCTCTAACATCATAACAGCATTTAGAGAATATCTTGTAATCTATATCGCCGATATTATTATCCAACTGATTATTTTTTTCATTATGCCATAGCTGAGATTGTGTCGCTTTGGTCATACTGATGGCTTGCTGTACTTTGTCTTTTCGTTTAAGGACATAAGTTTTATCAGACATAGTAATCATTTCATGTAATATATGTTCAGGAATACTTTGATACATAATTATTTTAATGCACCAACTATCGTGTAATTTTTGAATGTTTGTCCATCTTAATTGTTGCTCGGACAATAACTGTTCAAACGAAGGATAACTATACAATCTAATTTTTTCCAAATATTCAGAAAATCCTAAAAAATGATGTTTTTCTTTGTCAAATTCTGGTTTATTGTTCCATGCCAATTCCCAATTATTTTTATTGATTGCATCTAAAAAAATTTTACTACAGATACTAAAATCGATACTATCATCTTTTAGTCTAGGTAACAGCATATCTTCGATGTTCATGATTTCAGATAAATCAATGTCAACGGGCTGTATGTTTGAAAAGGCATGACTTCCTGTTCTAGGTGCTGCTGCTATTACTATTTTCATTATCTACTACCTCAAGTGATGGCATTGCGAATATCATTTTGCCGCCTCGTTCTATCCATGTTTTTTCTTTAGCTAGGAATAAATCTTTAAACCCAAAATTTGGAACAAAAAATACGTCTGCTAATTCTCTTGCATTATTTTCATCCACAATGTGTATATCTGTCCCTACTGTATATCTGCCAATTTTGTCTGTATGTATTTCTGCTGCGCCTTCAAAACAATTTCCTATATCCCAATATTGCAACATAGTATTTCCTTTGGTACTAGCACCATATACATAACATTTTTTTCCGGAATTTTTTAATTGTAATAATTTTTCTTTAAGCAAAGCCCCATTGACCTTAACATTATCGAAAAAGTTGTGCAGTTCCGATACATCTTCTTCATATTGTATACTACCTTTTGTATAATGTCTAGCCCAAATTTGATAACTTCCTCCTTGTATATCGTTTTCTTCTACATGATATATTTCAAGACCGTTGCGTTCGTATAGTTCCACTAAACTTTTATATGTATAGTATTCTAAATGCTCGTGACATATATTTCCTAAATCGCACATTTTTAACATCGGTGCTAGTGTCATTAACTGTGCAATAAAAACGCCATCCTCACTTAATGAATGCTTAACGCTATTAATAAAATCATTAGGATCATCCATATCATAAAACATGCCAATGGCTGTTATAACTTTTGCGAGTTTATTCTCCATGTACTTGTGGTGCCACATATTTGGAATTACTATATCTGCATATTTTGCTAAACTATCTGTCAGATTAGGAGCGGGCTCGCATCCTATTTTTAACCTGTCAGGTAAAATTCCGCTTATTAAAGTTCCGTCATTTGCTCCGATATCTAAAACTATGTCGTTTGTATCAGTTAATGCGTTTACTTTATTTGCAATATCTAATAAGTTTTGTTTTAATTTTGGATTTAGCCCGCTTTGATACCAGTAATGTTCTCCGTATAATATGTCCGGATCAACTGTATGTCTTAGTTGAACTAATGTACAATTTGTACATTGATCAATCACAACAGGTGCTGTTCCTTTTGAAATGCCAGGCTGTTCTGGAAAATCATTAATATGTAACTCTCCCAAATCTGCTACTTGAACAATGCTGCTTTTACAAATGCGACATGTTTTTGCTTCGTTTACTATCATTTATTCTTTCCATAAATTTATAACAACACTATTACTACTCGGCACGTGTCCATAAAAATCATCGTGTGCTAATACGTAGCAAAGATCTTCTTGTGTTGTTGGTTCATCTTCCCATGTGACTTGTATATTATGCTTTTGTAATAACTGTTCTACAATCAAACTATAACTTCCTGTAGTATCAGTTGTATTTTTCTTATAAGATTTTCCTAATATACGTACTGGTAAATTTGTTTTAATTATGCGCTTAACTAACAATTCGGCTTGTTTAATTCTTGTAATATGATTATTCATTGCTGGATCATAATCTAAACAATGTTTGTTACTTAGCCAGCTCATCATTAAATTATCTCTTGGATGACAAGGGCCGCCGTCTCCCCAGCCTGGCAACATATATGCACTACTTGTAATTAATTTATTACTATCTGCTAACCATTTCATTATTTGATTACTATTAGCATTTCCAACTGCACGAGACAAGTCTCCTGCCCAGTTAGCAAAGTTAATTTTTTGAATAATCCAACTGTTATATAATACTTTAGCTAATTCAGCTTCTTCTAACGTACCCTTGTTAACTTTACTATTACTGAATGTAGATAGTAAATCTAATACAATACTATCATTGATATTATCCGATCCCAAAAACCAACAATCAGGATTTTGCAATCCGTTTTGTATATCCCCTTGACTTATTAAAAATGGCATATAATATAAAGGACCGCTATACTCCAGTTCTCTGCAAGTGCCAGGACTAACTGTGCATCCTACAATAACTGGGGTATTATTAATATTAGACAAAACATTTTTCAGATTATCTATATTGTAGTCACTCGGCGCATCGTTTACATTATCTCCCCAGCCAACTGTTGGAGTGTCAACACAAATCCAAATTAAATCAGATGATAATGTATTATCTAATCCATCTGCATTATTTTTAATATCATACCCTCTAACTTTTACACCGCAACTTTTTAACAAGTTATACAGTGTATTGCCTATATTTCCTAATCCAATTATTCCTACAGTTTTAAATTGTTTAAAATATAACTGAATATCTTGTTTATAATAAGATCTGATAATATCATGATACTGTGTATTTTCATTTAAGTATGTTTTGACTTTATTTGAAAATTCATTATCAAGTTGACTGTCTTTAACTTTTATTGGTTGTTTTAATACCTCTATAATTTTATCGATTGTACTATGATTTACAGGTTGTAAATTATCTAAATCTAAATAATACTGTATATCATAATTTGCTAAAAAACTACACTGTGTATCCATGTGTACGTCTACACTAATATTTTTTTCTAAGTTTGAAAGCACATATTCTATTGAAAAATTTTGGTTAACACATGCTCTCCAAATTTGTCCTGTTATTCTTTTCTCAGGATGACGTATTATAGTGAATCCAGTATAACCTGTCAGATCGACATTTTTTTCTAATAAAAATCCAAACTGTTCTGCAATATTATTCATAAAACTGGTATTCGCATTTCTCCAAATTGGAATAAAAAATAGTTTTTCACTGTGATTGACCCACACAGAATTATTCCATATTTCCATTTCTACTACTCTGTCTATTACTTCTTTCGGATGCATTATTTAAAAATTCTTTCTAACTTTTTTACTTCACTATTGTAGTAATTATCATAGTAATGATTCCAATTATACTCGATAGTATCTTTTAATTCTTTACTGTAACCCGATTGCCAATCACTATTATACAAGTCAGCAATTGTTCTGATTGCACTATCGATTCTTTCTTTGGCTGTAGGTAGACTATCGTATGATTCATCCCAAAACGAATCAAATGTTTTAAATCCCATCTTTTTAATTTCAGCAAGAGAATTTCTATCACCTAAGACTATAAATGGTTTTCTCATTACAATACTTCTGGCAACTTTTTCTGTTAAAAACGTTTTAGTGTCGCTACAATTATATTCATTCACAACTTCTAAAAAACAATCTTTACTTTCTATATTTAATTTTACAGCTTCGTCTATATATTGATTATCCTGTTTTACATTATACGTATCATCTAAAGATTGTGTGTTATAATAATCTAATATATTAGTATCTACGTCATCTATATCCCACTGTTTAAGATAATGATTCAAATAATTTAGTTTATCTTCTGTTGTCGACATTGTTTCATCGTAAAAATGAAATGTATATTTCATGTCGTTTATTATTCCTAACTGAAACAATTTATAAAAACTGTAAAGTCTATGCGGTCTCGGTCTTCTATTAAGAGTGAATATAAATTTTTTAAAAGTTGTAGAATCTAAATCTACCATTAAATCTTTAAAAGCAAAGTATCTATTAAACGATTCATGATAATCAATGATAGGAAATTCTTTATAAACAAACGTGTCGTCTATACTAACAGGAGAAGAAAATACTGCATATTTTAATAAATTTGCATTCTTTAAATGATTGTATATCCATTTGTAAATATCGTAGCTAACTAAATTTCCACTTAACTCTCCAGATTTTTCTTTGTTATTACAAAATCCCCACCAATCAACAAAAAAGAAAATTAACTTTATTTTCTTAGATACAATGTCTTCTTTATTTTTTAAAACAATATCTAAAAAATTTCCTTCTTCGTAATATTTTTTTTGACTAAACACGTCTTGTGTACTATTTGGCAAATGAAAAGGCGTAGATAAAATTAAAAAATTGTCGTAAGATCCATTTATATTTGCTAATAAATTTTCATTTTGTGATCTTGATAAATTATCAACAATTCCAAAATGACTGTCAGGATGAAATTTCAACATTTTGCCAATAATCTCTAAATTCTGGAACATAATCAAAAATATTACTGTTTCTAACTTTATCGAGTTTGTTTGTTTCTACTATCATAGTTTCCCATTGATCGATATCTCTTTCGGTAGAAATAACATAGTCTGCTAAACTTTTAATATTTGTTACTTGCCAATCATTTTTACCTTTAATAGATTGCATTATATCATTATACCCTTTTTGCTTAATCTCATATGGCATATGAATGCAATCCATATAACTAGGCTGATTCACTTGAATAACAAATGGAAATTTATACACTATCGGCAATGTTTGACACCAATCTAACAGTTGTCCAAAATTAAGCCAAGTCAGACTACTCATTGTACTATGTATTTGTAAAATTAGTTTGTCGTTGCCGCCTAACTCTCTTTGCCAATTTATAATTTTATCTAAGTTTCTCAAAAATTTATCCCATTTTCCAGGATATCTAACATATTCGTTTACTTTTTCAACGCCGTCGCAACTTATATTTGCACTCACTGTTTTAAAATTCTTCCATAAATCAAAGTTCTTATCTTGTAATGCTAGTAAATTTGTGTTGAACTGTAGACTTACTTCATGCGATCTTCCGCTATCTACAATACGTTGCAGTATTTCATAATACTTTTGATTGAATAAAGGTTCTCCTCCTAACATATTTAAATGCTTTATAGTTGGTATAATTTCATCTAACAACTTATCAAATTCTGGCGTATTATACCATTCAAAATTTAAATTATCAACTTCTGCATTCCAATAGTTTAGTTCCGGATTTTTCTTTATATCTTCAAGCCATAGGCTACTGCTCCAAGGATTACACATCCTACACTGAATATTACATTTATTACCTAGTGTCATTTCCAAGTACTCAACGTTAACAGTATCCAAAAACTCTCTATTTTGGCTATCTATAAATGCATTGTTCCAATCTTGTCTATAGCTGTGACCGCCACCTTGCTCGACTACCCAGCATCTATCGCAAAACGTATGTTTTTTATTTTCGGTAATATCTTTTCTTAATTCAGTATGTGCTTTTCCGTTAAGTAATTCTGCAATCGAATGACCGTCTTGTACATTTAAAAACTGCCATTGATCTTTAGGAAATGCTTTATGATGCTGGTTATAGTTACAACACGGACGAACTTGTCCTACTGGATCTATACTTAAATGATTGAAAGGCAGTACGCAATAAGTGTCTTTATGCATTAGTTTCATATCCCTTTTTAAACTTAGTTATATAAATGTCAGTTCCACAATGACAATGGCTTTTAGGACATGTGATACTGTCTGGCAGATCTAATTCTAAGTTTTCATCGTATAAGTTTCCTACTCTCGGCATAACTCCGCAACTTCCCATATCAATGTGACCTTCACAATTAATAAAAATACTTTCTGTAGGAATCATACATTTCCATCCTTTAAAAAAGTTTTTTCCTTCTGCTACTAATCTATTACAGTTAATAGGAAATTCGGTACCATCGCTATAAACTTCTAAACTACCCATGCCGTTCGCTTTAGCAGGTACATATTCTTTAATGTTTTCTTCTAAATTAGTTGTTTCTAAAAATTTCTTGTGCTCAGGATTTTTATAATTATATGGGCGTGTTGTATGACTAAGTTCTTCAAAAATAGGAACATATTCTACACGCCAATTTAAATTTTCATCGTCGCATTCTTGTTTTAGTCTTTTACTAAAGTCTATAACTTCATCCCAACAAGGCTCATGCATCATCATACGACCGCAGAGATAGTTAACTTTTTTACTTAAGAATTTGTATACTTTTAAGTAATGTTCGGTATCTACATATTCCGGATGATAGCTTGCAACAACATCGTCGAACAAATGTACATGCTCTTCCCACCAACTTAATTTGTTACTCAGATTGGTGTTTACTGCAAACTTTACTTCAGACATTCCAGAATTTTTTATATGCTCAATAATGGGAATTAACGGTTTCCAGTAGCCAGGTTCGCCGCCGCTAAAAAAAACTTTAAGTCTGGTATATCCTTTTTTTAATTCATAGTCGATAATTTTATCTAAGCCTGCTTTTACTTTATCTGCATCTAAGTTTTTATTACTGCCATTCCAATTCCATTCATTGCAATATGTGCAACGAAAGTTACATAAATTACTTACTTGCCAAGTAATATTAACAAAAGGATCTCCGCCTTGTACAATTTTTACTAACTCAGACATTCCACGTTCCTGTCCCTTGCCATGTATGTTCAAAACTTAAATCAGTTTCTCGAATTTTAACAAATTCTTTTTTCTGTTGATTAAATTCTTCCATATCAAATGCATTCCAAGGGTCTCTATTTTTAAAAGTTTCATCGCCTTTCCAAGCAAGTTTTCTTGCTCGTACAGCACTATTACTGTTGTCAGTAAAAAAGTTTACAATACCCCAGACCGGACCCCAGGTATCAGGTTCGAAGTGTTCATTGTTGTGCTCATCTGTCCAGACTGAATCATTCCATTTGTAATCTAAATGATCTTGTTGGTATTTCCATTTAAAATCTGCATTCCAATTTCCATTGTCATCTATTTCAAACAAGTATTCTGCATCAAGAGGCGCTGCAGCACGTGAACCCCATTCGGCATATTCCCATTCAGGTACAAATAAAAGTTTTAATTTATATCCTCCACGAGCACGCCATACTGTTCTTAAAAATGGCCATATTTCATTTACAAGAGTATTTACAAAGTTTCCTTTGTCAGTTTTAATAATGTTGTAATCAAAATCATGATAATCATAATCGATTTGATTAAGAGTTTCAGGATTATTAAACTCAATAGTATAGTGACGTTCTGCTAAATTGTGTCTAGTAGGTTTAGCACATGCAGGATCAGTAACAAGCAAATCTGTAAAGATACTAAACATTTTTTGCTTAACCATTTTATGAACAATGCTAAGTCCGAAGTCTTCTCTGATCCAATGGTCATAATAGTAAAAATTAGATAAACCAAATCTTTTTAAATTTTGACCTACAATACCATCTACACCAACACCAAAGCCTGGACCTTGTCCAATAGACAGTAACCCTTTATCACGCTGGCGCCATAAAAATGTTAAGCTATCTTCAAAGTCTACAGGACGTTCATTTGGAAAAGCGGTAATCCAATTTGTATGTGCTTTAACTCCTGTGATATTACCATCACGAAAATTATCTTCCATTTCTTTAATTGTAACACGTTTATCCATTGCATCTAAAACTGACTGTGATCCACTTTCGATACCATAGTTTAATGCATAACATCCACTATCTGCCAATGCCTGATAAAACTCTAAATCCATTCTGCCATCGCAACGTGCATACCCAGTCCATTTAATGTCTAGTCCTTCTGCTTTAACACCTTCGGCAAATGCTCTTAGTTCTCTCAGATTTCCGTTTACTAAACTATCTGTAAACTGAAAAACTCGTGTTCCATAGTTATGATACATAAAACGAACTTCGTCCAGTGTACTAACTGCAGTACGCTGTCTATATTTGTAGTAGTGTGTTTCTTCGCAGAATGTGCATTTCGCAGTACATCCTCGACTTATCGCACATAGTGCACCGTTTGCAAATCTATATTCTTCCATTGGAAAATCAGAATAATCTGGAAACGGTAGATTGCTTAAATCTAATCTACTATCTATAGCTTGTCGAATAATTAGCGTATCGTTGTTTTTATCCGAGTACGTTATTTCTTTATCAGTTTCAAAACTTTCTAATAGTTCTAACAAAGGCTTTTCGCCTTCTCCGTTGATTACATAATCATATGAATCCTTTGTTTCGAAATAACTATAGTGTGTGTTTGGACCGCCGATTAGTATTTTTATATCTGATCGTTTTTTAATCTGATCTATCATATAGTGCACTGGCTCGATATTACAGTAATATAATGAAAAACCAACTACTTCTGGACTAAATTCTAATATTTCTTCAATCGCTTCGTCTAATACTGGTTTAACGTATTCATGTAATTCTTCCCAATAGCTATCACCTATCCATTTCCAATCATAAGGACCATCCCACGGATTATACCAAAGCGGCCACTTTTCGTTTCTATATTTTAAAAAAGATTTAATATTTAAATCAAATGATTTACATTGATAGCCTGCGCTCTTGACTACACCGGACAATCGTGCAATATTATAAGGAGGAAAACTAGGATCCCACTCTGGACACATAACTAAACATAATTTAGTTTTTCTATTAATGTCATATGATATGTCTAGTTTTTCTAAACCTCGCTGCGGCTTACCTGCATATTTTTCCATTGCTCGCATGGTTAGTGTACTGCGGTCTTCTAAATACGTACCGTTATCGCTCATTGTTTTCCCTATATTGCTTTAAAAAATCTAATTCCGGAATTGCCTGATACCATTTTTCAGATCGTATTTCGTCCCAATTTTCCCATTCAGTAAGAGTATCGTTTATTAAGCTAGTTAAACTTTGCTTATTTAAAAATTCTACTGTTCCTCTTGCACTTGTTTCCCAATAAGGATCATTTTCATTAACAAATTCAGGCAACGATACAACGTAGTCGATATAATCATTCCATTTTTTTGTTACAACTTTTTTAAATTCATCAGGCAATACTTGCATACAGAAATATTTAGGATCTAATAAATTATTAAGTCGTATGCCATTTGGTTTTACATAACCTAATTCTATCCACTCTTTATGAAAATCTGGCAAATGCCATACGTTCATTATGCTAACTGTAGGTGTTATTGTAAAGTTAACTTCAGGCGCTTGCTCTAATAACATTTGTCTATTTTTTACAATATCGTTCCATACTGTTCCACTGCGTATGTATTCTGCTCTTTCATAACTAGCATCTAAACTTGCTGCAACATTTACATTTTTGAATTTTTTCCAAAGATCGATTACATTTTGTCTTTTGTAAAACAACTGACTAAAATTAGTTGTATAGTTAATTGTCATTACTTCACTTTGGCCAGTTTCGACCCAGTAGTTCATAATATCCCAATGTACATCCGTAATAAGAGGTTCTCCGCCAGCCCAGTAAACTTCTTCTACTGTGTCTAACAAAGGCCATAGTTCATCCATAAACCCTGGTTTGTTTTTTAATTGTAAAAACTTTTGTTGATCTAATGTTCCGTATTTTTCTAAATAATCGTCATACCAGCTAGTACTAAAAATAGGCGAACAAGATCTGCATTTCATATTACACAAATTACTAAACCTAAAATCCATGTATGTAAAATTAGGATTGTTATGAGTTCCATCTTCTTTTGTATCTAGCACTTCATCAAACTTATGTCCAAATTTGTTATTCATATTTTTTCTTAGTGTATATGCATCTGCGTCGGCTTCAAGTTCGTAGCACCGTTTACATGTTTCACTAGGACAATCGGACAACATGTTTTTTCTTAGCTCTTTGGCAAGATTGCTGTTCCAAAGTTCTTTTATAGTACTAATATTTGTATTACCATAATTTTCTAATGCAGGATCACTTAAACAACACGGAAACGAAGTGCCGTCGGGCCATACATGCATATGTATCCACGGTGCCATGCAAAAATTTTTACTTTCTGACAGCAAGTATTCTTTGTCAATTTTCATGTTTTTCTTTATCCAATTCGAATATATGTTTGTTTAACCTGTCAAACGTCACACGCCAATCTGTCTTGCGACTTTTATCTAACGTGTCATTATAGTGTACAAATTTTTTTCTTAATTCTTTTGCATGTTCTTCTGTATGAAAATCGCTTTCTAAAAATTTTATAATTTGAGTTAATCCATGCTTCCAATAAGTATTATCAATCTCAGAATTTTCATTTAAGTACATACTTAATTTATTTATAACATAATTTTTATTGGCTTTTGGCAAAATACGAGCGTCTAGATATTTTGGATTTTCTAATATAATAGGACTCCAAATATATACTCGCTCAGACTCTGCTTTATGATATGATCGATGTAACTTTACCCAATCAATTATATTAGTTATATTGTCATAATTATATACTTGAAATACAGTGTAGTGTTTAATTATCCAGTTAGTAGGAAACTTGTAGTACAACTTCACAATATTTTCTTCTACGTGTTTCCATTGAGTAGGATATCGTATATAATGATTTCTTTCAAACACATCGTCTATACTAATCTGTATTTCGCCATGTTTAAATTTACTCATAGTGTTGAAAAATTCTTCGTTGTAGTTTGTTAAATTAGTAGTAAGTGCAATATAACAATCAGTATTACCGCTATCTAAAATATAATTCATAATTTCTATATTTTTTGCTATCAGAGTAGGTTCTCCACCAGTTAAATATAGTCTTTTTAATGAAGGTGCTAATTTTTCTATTGTACTTAAAAACGTAGGATTTTCCCACCAACGCCATTCTTGTTGGTCTGCCAAATTGACTTCTTTGCTCCATTCTTCCAAGAGCCAATCATTTTCAGATTGTTGTTTGATTAGTTTGTGTCTTTCATCTCTTATACGATCGCTACTTAAACTCCAACAACTGTTGCATCTCAGATTACAAAAATTTCCTAGTCTTAGTTCTAAACTACTAGGCAATGGAGGATCAACTTTTTTAATTTCTTTTAAGTTATAATCTGCATGTTTAAATTCTTGCCATGCACTTTGCCTAGAACTTTGTACCCCGATATCTTCTAAACGCCAGCATACATCACACGCAGAAGGACGTTCACCGTTTAACATTTGCCGACGAACATTTTTCATATATTCACTGTTCCAGATTTCTTCGATTGAATTTGTTCCAAAATTCAATTCTTTTTTGTCCGAGCCATGAACATGTAGATTTTCGTTTATACTACAGCATAACTTAACACTACCTTCGGTATTGCTGTTTAAATTTACAAAAGGATATAGGCAAAATGTATTGCTCAACTATAATCTCCAATTAATATATCTTTCGAATATATTTTTGTGGAATAGTTATTTATTTTTCTGTAATTTATCAATGATTCTGCTAATTTCGGATGATGCCAAACAAAATCGTCTTCGTAATGAAATTCAATCGGTGCAGATTTCATCATTGCTTTTTTAACATCATCGTTATATCCCATGTTATTGATATCAAACAATGTACTACACAAGTCATAATAATCTTTCATTTCCGGAAACACTTTTAAAAAATTTGTTCCTCTTCGTTTGTCTGTTCCTCTAATAAAAAGAAACCAATTTCTTCTAGCATCGTCAATTTGCCGAGGTTCTAGGTAATGATCTGTGTTTACTTTTGAACGCTTTTCTTTAATTTCGTTCCAATATTGTTGCACTCTTTTCCAAATTTTAATTTCCTCGTCACTAAAAAAATTAAAATATTGATCTGCATGTTCTTCTTCGGCAAACTGTTCCCAGTTTGATCGCCATGCAAACATATCAAAAAACTGGTCAATTTTATCAAAGTAATGATCATACGAATCAGGTAAACCAATTAGCGTCCAATGATTTGGTTCAGTACAATGTGGTGTGTCAAATGTAATTTTAGGAAAACGCTTACCTCTTTGTAAATCAATACGCCATTCAATAATTTTTTCTAAAAACTCCACATAGCTTGTTACACACATAATATTAAATGTGTTCATAATTTTAATTCCATTAAATTTATCGACGCTATGGTAGCTCATTTCTTTCATTATAGTTCTTAAGTTAGTTTCAAAGAGTTCCAAGTCTAATCCATTTCTGGTATAAGACGCACGTTCTCCCCAACTTTCAACACTACTAAAAATTTGGAAATTTTTGATTTTATTGTCATCTATCAGTCCATTAACAATAGTACATAATCTCTTAACTAATTTGTTTTTTACATTAAGATTTGTATTAAGTTGTACAATCATATCTGCGCATTCGTTTGTTTTCTCTAATCTATCTAAAAATTTCCAAACGTTTTGCTGCAGTAGCGGCTCACCGCCTGTGATACGAATTACTTTTAAAGATTTGCGAAGCTCAGGCCACCATTTCCAAAATGCGTCTACATATGGATTATCTTCTTCTGGATAGATTTTTTCGTCTAATACCTGTAAGTGATCTGCAAATTCCAACGGACCGTTATCGTTCATTTCTTTCATCCATGCACTACTAGCTTTAGGATGACAGTACGCACATTTCATATTACATTCGTTACCGAAGCTAATTTCTAAGTATGTAGGACGATATGTGTGATCCCAGCCATTCTCTTTAATTTTTTCATGTGCATCCGGTGTAAGTAATATCTCGTTTTTACTTTTAATTATTCTGTCGCTAATATACTCATTTCCCATATCTTCAACACGCCAACAATAATTACATTCGCTAGGACGTTTGCCTGTTAGCATTTCTTTTCGACGAGCAATTTTGTGCTTAGTATTATGTAATGCACTCGGATTGTCTTTAATTTCACTTAGTTGAATTTGATGAGGTAGCGGATGATAACAACTATGCGTTTGCCCACTTTGTAGATATATTGTACTAGTAAAAAATTTTGCAGTACACATTGTATCGCACTGATAAATTTCTTTCATATTTTCACGTTCGGAATAATAGTCTATGTTTTTATACATTATACTTTTCTTTCCATTCTAAAAATGTATCAGTAAATTCTGGAAAAACATTTTTGAAATTCGTATTTCTTCTTTTGTCGTGTTCTTGAAAAAATCTAACAAAATTTTCTTCTGCTTCTTCTCGTTCAGTTGAATTATCGAATCCTTGTTTCATAAATTCAATGCTTCTGTCAAATCTTTCAATTTGGTGCGGCTTAAACCCAACCCATCTGCTTTCTCTGTGTTTATCCGTATTTGCTTTCATAAAATCTAAAGCGTCATCAGCATAGTGCCAGTATTTCTCAGGAGTGAGCTGTAAACTTTGCCAATGAGGATATCTCAACATAGGAGTATCAATGAATACTTTATGATGTCCATAAACAATAATATTTCCGTTTTTATCACGTCTGCTTTTACTAACATTATGAACTCGTTGTAGTTCTAATATACCTTTTAATAACTTTTGTATACTAGGCAAACTTAACATATTAAATGTGACAATAAATGTAACAAGGCCTTCGTCTACTCTACTTAGATAATTATGAACATTATTCCACATACGATCAAAATCTAATCCATGTCTGATGTACTCTGCTTGATCACCCCAGCCATCTAAACTGACAAATATTCTAAAACGTTTTAATTTTTTGTGTTCACTAATAAAGCTAACTTTATCAACAAAATTATTCCACAGCTTGTCAGGAACACTAGCATTAGTAGTTACTGCTATTTCTAAATCTTCTCGTGGATTATCGATAACATGATCTAATACACGAAATGTATTTTTATCCATCAAAGGCTCGCCGCCTGTCATTCTGAAGTTCTGTAGTTTAGGATATAATTCAGGCCACCATTTCCAAAATGCGTCTACATATGGATTTTCTTCTCTATTTGGAATCGGATATTGATTAATTTGTTTAAAATAATCTATACTATTATGAGGAACAATTGTAGGATAAGGTCCATTTTGTTCGATATCTTCTGCCCACTTTGAACTTAAATGCGGACTACAATAGCTACATGCTAAGTTACATGCGTGATTAAAATTAATTTCCATAAAACGAGGCTCAATATCCCCATCGGGTCCTTTTTCCAATACATCATCCCATCCAGCTTGTGCCCATGGCTCCGACGAACGATAATGTCGATCACTTAAAAAGTCTCGGCCCATCGATTCAATATTCCAACAGTAACTACATCCGTCAGGCTTTTCACCTCGCATCATCATATTACGTTGTTCTTTTTTCTCAGGAGTATTATGCAAACCTTTTGGATTATTAACAATATTTTTTGGATCAATTTTATGTATTGGAGGCAAGAAGCAACTGTTAGTTGTTCCATTGGTTAAATGAATACTAGTCCATAGCCATTTTGCCATGCACATACTTGGACTAATTTTATTTAATTCTGGAGCAATTTTTTCTGCTGCTATTTGTGGATCTGGATCTACTTCGAAATTATTTTTATTTGTCATTTTCTTTCTATATCCTCTTCAACACAACGAGTCCCAAATTGTACTTCTAATATATGTGCTGGTATGTTGCCTTTGTTTGTGGTTTTGTGCCACCAGTTTGGTCTTATTAAAAAATCTGTGTGTTGTGTTAGTCCTTGTATTTGCCACTGACCATTTGGGAATTCTAAATCAATCCATACTTCACCTTGTAGTACATACCAATGTTCACTTCTATCTTTGTGTCTTTGATTACTTAAACTGCATCCAGGGTTAATAACAAGTTCTTTAACTTTTATTCCTTCTTGCGGTTGTTTATCATCTAACACACGCCAGTAACCCCAGTCTCTTTCTGTCTTATTAGTTTTCCATTTATCTAGTATCCAACTGCTAGAGTTTTGCTTGTGTTCACCTCCTACACCAAAAGCAAACGTAACATCGGGATGATTTTTATAACGAAGATATTCAGGAGTTGTTGTATCATTACGATCTCCACCATTTGCAAATACTATTTCATTATCTGTGCTATTTAATATTTGTTGAATTGCATCGCAAGCACTACCATCTGTATCATCAAACTCAATGGTATGGTTTACATATTCTAATGCTTCGACAATTATTTTTCTTTCAGACAATGGAAGAAATGCATATCCTTTTTTTCTAGAAAGCCACTCATCACTATTAAGTCCAACAATCAAACTATCTCCAAGGCGGCGAGCTTCTTTTAAATATGAAATATGACCGCTGTGCAACGGATCAAATCCTCCAGTGACAAGTACAGTTTTTTTCATTTAACTTTCAATCGAATCTTTAACCTGATCTTCTCGAATTTGAGGGCCTAGTCTACTAGGATTGCGATATACTGTTTTCCAAAAACGTGACCCTTCTACTCCGACATCAGCTATTTCTAAATCTAGTTTACCACGCAGTTCACTGCCTAGTTCTAGTGTACGAGCTTTAAGTTTTTCTGGACACCAACTAACGCCTGTACGTGGACATAATTCAACTCCGTCTGCAAATTCAGGTAATAATTCTGTGTTAAAATAATTACTTAACCAATCAAAGTCACGGACATTTCTCCAATCCCAATCGTGTCGTGTAATATTTGTCATATATGCACCAAGACGTGCACCGTAAATAGCCCATAGTCCGTTTGTTGTATCTTCCCCGATTGTCATCCATACCATTAAACGTCTGTAGTTTTCTCTAAAAATTTGTTTAAGTTTCTCAGGAGGAACAACATCGCCGTTTTCTAACCCCATTTTAACACCTTCACGGAAACCAGCACGCCATGCTTGTAGAGGACTACCATTATTATGTACCCAACTATACCAATTGTTCATTTGTACATAATGAATATTCCAGCAAAAATCTACTTGTGCACGTTTATCGCTTTCAGGTGCCGCTTCATGTGTACGCATTCGATTCACAACATCTACGGGCCACATTTTAATCCCGCCGTTGCCGTATACCAATCCGTTTACTACATTTTTTGCTGCAAAACTAATAACGTGGTTTGCGCCCACTTTATCCATATCTAACTCAATATTAAAAAAATCGTCGTTAACAATATTATCAGCATCTACTGTAATGAAACGTTCGGTTTCACTCAGTGCTGCGGCAGCTTTGTGTGCTGCATCGCTTCCCCAAACACCATGACTACGTTTGGCCCAGGGACACTTTTCTAGTAGATCTGCATAGTTTTCATCTGCATTAGGTTCATCATAGCTAATATATACTATGTCAAAATCATTTATACTAACAATGTTAGACATTTTCCAATTCCTCAATTTTGAAAGTAATATTTTTACCTTCAGGACCTAGTAATATTTTACAAGTTGTAGGGTCAACTTTTGTTTTTACAATATATTCTTGATTGTATCCAATACTAGTAAACGGTATAGTAATACTGTCTAATAATATATTCGGATTGTTTCCAGTCAAAAACATATTAATATCTTTATATATTTTATGTTCGTGCGGATCGTTAAAGTTACTACGTATAATCCAACCTTGTGTACTTGGACTTACACTAAATGTTGCAAAATTTTCTACTTTACTATCGTAAATATTAGTATGAAATCTTTTGTTGTTTTGTGCTAGTCCATAGTCTACTGTAACATAGTTTTGTTTAATTTTCAACCCATAACTTCTAAAAATTCTACGGGTTAAAATATCAATATCTGCAAGTGCAATTGTGTTTCGTAAATTAGAAAAATCAAAAAGTATATATCCTTTTTCAATTAAATCTACTGGATCAATTTCTATAGTTTCTAACAATCTTATTGGGTTATTTTTTTCAACAATATAAAGTACAATTTTTTCGTAAGCATTATCTCGTTGAATTTTAACTTCACTAGAATTAACTTTTCCTGTTAGCTGATATATTAAATCTGTACTAACATTTACTTCAACTTTGTAGTCCGACAAATATAACACAACGTTAAGATCTTTATTTACCGTTGGTTTAACTTTTGGTAGTTTACTTAAATAATTTTCTGCTTGTTTTATTCTGAGATAATTTTTCTTTTCGACAAGTTTAAATCCGTCTACTAGATCAGCAACAACATACTTTTTAGTATTTTTAACACCTTTCATAAGATCCATAACAACAGGATCAGTTGTTTTTAGATAAGGGTCGTGTAACTGTTCTCTAACTTTATTAGAGATAGCGGTAATTTCTCCTGACCACTCGTCAAAATACACATAAAAATTATGCGGCTTCGATGGTGCTTTGACTTGTTCTATTAAACTTATTTCTGAGGTCATTTAATATTTCTTCATTGATAAAATCTTCATCTCTGTAATGAACGATTCCGCTTCTTATTAAACTATTTTCTATTAGTAATCCGTTTTCAATATCAAACCAACTATTAAACAATTCTGTCCAGTTTTTAGGAACATCATTTGTCCACAGATGCTGACTTAATGTGTCTATATCGTAAAAATTATTTAAATTACAAACTATACTACTAGTAATGTCTAAATGTTCTGTTATGATATTACATATAATATTTTTATCAAAACTTTCTGGTTTTATTTCTGTAAACACTGTGTTGTATACAGATCTCCAATTTTGGAAATAAGGATCTGCTAACTTAAACCATTCTTGTGCTAAATCAGTTGACGAATCAAAGTACATTAACTGATTATATAAAAGAGGTAATTCATATTTTAGTTCAATTTCAAACGAATTGGCTTTGTTTGTTGGTAAGTTTTTATATGTTCTTGCAAAACTAGTAACAGCTAAATCATAATTTTCAAATTGATCCCAAAGTAAATCTATATCAACATTTAAAAATAGTGTATCATAATCAACATATATAGTTTCATCAAACGGTGTACAGTGAATCATTTGCCATATGTTGCTTCCATGAAAGCCATCGGCATGTCCTGTATTACCAAATGGTAGTTCGGTAATGTAGTCGAATGCACTAAAATATTTTGACGATACTAAATCACTTTTACCAGCATCTACTACCAAACATACTTCTGCTGCAGGGTCACAGTTTTTGATACTCAATGCAAGTGCATAACTGTACTTGATTTTATCTAAGTCTGTGTCAATTCCTAGTGTAATAAATCCTCGGCTCATAGCAGTACCTCTTTAAGATTTTCTTCTATTTTATCAAAGTGTCTGCTGATTGCACGTTTGTTCATGGCATGTAAATTATAGTCTGTATTTCGAGTAAGTATGTTTTTCCACTGTTCTTGTCTATTATGACTTAGCAATATCCAATCATTCATTCCTTTGATTTCAATTATGTCATCTTTTTGATCCATGTTACGCATTGGTATTCCCATAAAATCATGCACATAAGATTCATTGTTATATCCATTTAACAAATGAGTAGCGATACTTACACAAAAGTCTGTTCTAAATAATGCTGGTGGGAATTGATATAATAGTGCATAGTAGTTCCAGTTTTCTCTAACATGATTCCACGTATCAAAAAATATACGACTTTCTTCACTTTGATCAAAGTAAACAACTGTACTCCACCAGTGATGTATGCCGCCGTCTGACAGTGTCATTTCGTTCATATAAGGACGTTGGTGTTCTAAATATATAGCATTGCGATGCATAGCTATCGGAATTTCAGTATCAAACAGATAGTCGTAAAAATTATTTTTAATAATATAATCTGTATCTAATAACAGTGTTTTTTCAAACGGAGTTAGATCAAATACTTCATGCTTATTACTATTTAAAAATGGTGCGCTAAACTCAGTCCATGGACTATCAAAATGTTTACGTGGATTTACTTCATGTTCAACATCATCAATTACAATATGATCAAAACATGCATCATGCCATTTTTCGTCAATACTTTCTTTAAGCCACGCATAACCGCCTGTGTCTGTTATAAGACAAGTCATATTATTTTTCATGTTTGCTTTTACATAGCCTGCTGCAACATGTGCGAATCGGATATAATCTAATTGGCTATTGTTGTAAGCAAAAAAGCATGTGCCTTTTTCTTCTTCTTTTGCCATTTACCAATCCATAATTTTTTTAATATTACGTGCTCGTTTAATTTTATCCATCTGAATCTTATATTCATTACTTGCTTCAGTGTACGCACTAATTAAAGAATCTTTAAAATCCGACAAATCTTCAATGACAATTGGATTTTCTTTTGTATCAATTACAATTGCACTATCTTTATCTGATCTTAAAAGTGCATCTACAAAACTAATAGTTTTTTCATCCGCATAAAAAGCGCCGCCGCTATAATGAACAGCTTGCAGTACTTGCATACGAGATCTGATATTTCTTTTTTGATTACTTAAGGTAGTACGATAATTTGCAAATTCGAGGGCTTTCTCGAGTCTCTCATCCATAGTGAGTTTCTCCTTATAATTAACTACTAATATAATATATTTAGTTATAAGATGTCAAGTGATTTTTTAGTTATCGTCTGGACCCATAAATCCATCGCCTACCACTGCTGGCACAGGATCTGGTGTAACATCAAACGTACTTGTATTAACAGTAATAATATCAGGCATTAAATATCTAGGTGTTACTGTTAATGTTCCATCCATTACTTGTTCAAATGCAGTATCGTCAAATACTAGTTTGAAATGTACTTCTTTTCCATCGTCGGCCCATTTGCCATATAATTTAAAATATCTATTAGCATAACTAGATAGTCTTTCATCGCCGGTTAGATATACAGTAGGACAATATGCAGTACTTGCTGTATGATATGCTGTAGCATATGCAGTCGCAGCAGGAAAATTCACAAACCAGGCAGGTACAGTTGATGCATAACCATATCCATAGCCATAACCATATGCTGATATTTGTTGTGTTACACCAGCACTAGTAAACAATAAACCTTCATCATCTACTATACCGTCCGGGTCACTGCCGTCGCCATAACGATCAGTTAAGTGATAAAATCCTTTGCCTTCACTAGTACCCGGAGTAATATATCCCTCACTTTGATATGTATTATTCCAAGTAAATGTAAGTATTCCAACTTCGTTTATAATGTCAGCCCAGTTAAAAAATCCTGCTGTGCAGCCACCTTCAAGTGAAAGATCTATTTGTAGCTGTCCTCCACCATTAAAGAAGTATCTTGCATCGTTATATGTATTCCAAGACCATTTGTGCTCACTTTCAATTTTTTTCCACCAAGGTGTATTTCTAGAATGAATTCCTGCAGTTCCTTGTAGTAAACTAGCATTAGTCGGATCAACTGTAGTGTGCATATTATTAGGTAACACAATGTTAGTAAACTTATCGTGTACTAAATTTAAATCTTCTGCACGTATTAAGTATCTAGGTCTAACGTCTGTGCGTCCTTGTGGTACACTAAACACAAGTACATGATCTTCATATGTTACGTGATCTAACATAACATTAGTATGTTCAACTAATAGTTGTAATCTATCTGCTTCGATTAGTACACCAACAGGTACTTGGTCATCTATATTTGGTGCACCCCAACCATACTTGTGTGTATCTATTCTATTTGCGTCTGTTACTAAAGATGCAGGATAGTTATCGCCAAATATTAAGTTTGCGATATCTGCTACATAGTTGTATTCTGCAGCGTATACTATATTGCCTGGATTGACTGGTACCAGTGCCATATTATTTTGCTCCTACAACTACTTCAATTACGCCTTCGCCACCTTCATGGTCTTCTAATGCTCTGCCAATTATTGTTCTATAATCTAATAAGTCCGTCGGTAATGCAGCCATTGCATGTCCGTGAATTAAACTGCTTACTAGTCTGTCACCTTTGCGTATTTTACCAGATACTTTACAAGGAACACGACCAGCAAGTGCTACATAAGGATGTGTTTCATCTGTACCTGCTGCAGCATTCATTTCAAAACCCGGATTAGTTGATATAACACCAAACACCTCAACATCTGCTCTTGAACCAGTTGGAATAATTTCATTGGGACCGCCAATTCTAACAACTGTACCTGGTTCTAATACTTCGTCTGCAGCATAACGTTCTGCAAGGTCAGCATATTCTGCAGTAGTTGCTGTGCCACGGAATTTAAAATCTGTTCTGTTGGTCATGTTAATACCAACTTGCATTACAGGAAAGTTTGCACTTAGTAGTGTTGTTCCATCTTCTGCAAATTCTGTATTTGCAGGTGTCCATGCACTAGTGTCTGACGTGCCATTATCGTCATATGGACCTACAGTGATATGGTTAATAACACCTTCTACAATGTGTACTAAACATCTATGTGATCTGCCATTTGTATCAATGATGTTTCTGACTTCAATTCTTGTATCGCCGGTAAATCCAATTGGATACCACTGTCCATTGTCATAGATATATAAAATACTATCTGCGTTATCGTACCACAGTGTTCCTTCAACTGGATTAACAGGTGGTGTTGCACTAGCAAAGTTTTCTAGCAAGTTTAAAAAGTTTTCATTTACAAACTCACCGAACCTTGTAGTGTTTTTACCAATTAGTTTAACTGGAGTACTTGTATCTACTGTACCGTCATTAACTACAATTGGAGTTTTGTTTGGGTCGCTATGATTAATCGAATATGGCATTGTTTTTTCCTATTATACTTCACTGTATGTTGTTCTAATCCTTAATGTGTATACCACACTTATTTTTCTATTTGCACTCTTTTGCACAGGATGGAAGATAACATGTGTCAACATATCATTATTTGCACTATAAACTGCTAGTTCGTCGAAAACATAATCGCTGTTCATATCTGTTGTAGTGTCCTCAACATCTTGTCCTGTTGGTGTATTATAATCTAGTGTGCTTGTCATTACAACGTCACTGTATACTGTTCCGTTTACGTGATTAACTGTTGTAGAATCTATAGCTTGTGTATATGTTTCATTATATAGTCCACTAGTAATAGAACCTGTATTTGGTGCTTTGTATGTTACAACACCAGCTCCGTCTATTAGTGTTCCTCCATTACCGTAAGCCATTGAAGCTACATTATGTGTTCCGTTTGCTCCGGATTGATTAGCTAAAAGATTAGCAATAGCAACACTCATATTTTCAAAGTGTATTGCGTTACGTCTTTTTACTAGTACTTCACCAGAATCTGCATCTTGAATTAACAAGTGGCCTTCAATGTTTACTAAGGATTTTTCAACTTGTGATAAACTCATTTTCTTATTTCCATTATGTACTATTTATATCGTTCCGGCGCCTGCGTTTCTAATGAAACGGTGAACTGATTCTGTGCTACTAGAACTTAAACTAACACCTGGTTCATTGTAAGCTGAACGCAATGTATCTCTATAATTTCCAAGTCTTTCCCTAACTGGCAACTCTACTTGCAACCCTGCGTCAACAACAGTATCTCCTGCAGTGTGTGCTATTGCACTAGTTCCTAGTGTGCCTCTGCGACAATAACGTAATGTATTTCCATCTCTTGCATCGTATGAGATTCTTTCAGTTCCTATCCAAATTATTCCTGAATCATTACCTAATACACTTGCATCATCTACAGTTATAGTTGTATCACTTTCTGTGATATTATTCGATATTGTAGTTTTATTTGCATCAAGTATTACAATGCTTTCTTGAATATCAAAGTTTGTAAACATATTGATTTGGAAACTACGTGTATCTGCATCTTCTGTACTACCTGAAGCATTTGTTTGTACTCTAATTCTTACGTTCTCTAGTAAATCGAGTCCTACAAGTTCTTCACCTATTCTTTCATATCCGGGTTGTATAAACTCATTACCGTCATATAATACTTCTACAGTAGATTCAGGAGTTAAAAATTCATATGAAAGGAAATCATCTCTGAAATAATCACTTTCGACATATCCTTCTTCTGCATAATCTTCTTCAACAATATCTTCAGTAAATGTACCACCAGATAATAACACATCGCCATTCCAATGTCTAGCATAATCATTCATCTGTATTGTTATCTCTGAGTCTCTGCTGACTTCTGATAACTCAACTGTTGCTGAATCCATTACAGTCGGACGTTGCTCAAGTGTGTGTAATTTAGTATGGAACGGTTTAATATCTGCAAAATATTTTTCAATTGCTGTAGTGCTATGATGCTGATATGTTACAGGATCAAGAATTAAAGGATGATCTACACCCAACTTAACATAAGTTGTTTTGAATGCAAAGTCATCTGCAGTTCCTTCGATTACTGCTTGATATAAACATCTAAACCATAACTTATTATACTTGTCTTTATGTTGTCCGATAAAGATTTTATCTCTAAACAAATCAAACAATAAATTAATAATGTTTGCAACACCACTGTCGTATCCACTAATATCAAAACCTGCTGCGTCAAACCCGTGTCCAAACTTGCTCTCAAGCCATAGCTCATCGCTTAGTTCGATAGTGCCGTATTTTTTCCAACGTAAACTAAATTCATCGTTTTCTTTGTACCACATCTCAGGTCTATTAATTCCGTCACTGTGACGACTATATTTAACATACACATAGCTTCCATTTGGAACATCTATTACGTTAGCATTTGCTTGTCTACTTATAATTTCATCGACAGTATCTACTACAAAATCAGCTAATGTACTAGTATCGTGTTCGTATGTTAACTCTGCACAATCGCTGTATTCACGATAAGTCCAGTCTACAAAATTCCAGTAATGTTCTAACTTATATTCAACTTCACCTTCTGTATATTTTGTATAGAAAATATCATCCCAACTTGTCATACTTGCTGTTACACAAATATCTTTAAGATAGTCATTTGCTGCATCAACAAAGTTTTGTCTTGCTGTTGTAATATCTCTGTATAAACTTTGTACAGGTCTTGTTAAATGACCATATCTATTAAACGGATGCAATCTTAAATCTGGTACAGGTTGTCCTCTCCAAACTTCAATATCTGTTGCTTCAGTTTCTGGAGGTAATATATAATTATAAATTTTTGCCCAATTATATTCTAATGTATCTGTAGTTGGATTTCCGCCTGTTACAGAATCTTTTAAGCAAATAAAGAATTCGTTATCTTTAATCACAACACTTTCTCTGTTGTAAACAGTTGTTGCGCTCCATTCGGTATATGTATATAAATCACGATAATTGTTATATCCTGCTAAACTATCACGTATTTTAATATGCAAATATTCTGGAATAGTTTCTGCTGGGTCACACTCTGCAAGCAATGTCCATTCGTTAAGTGGCAAACTATTACTTTCGTATATTTGATTTATTTGTGTTACAGTATCGTTTGTTACAAACTTGTCAGCATTAGCTAATAAAAGTGTGTTACTTGTACTTGCTGCAGCCCACGCAATTTCTAAATCTTTAAAGTTAGTCATGATATTTGCTAACTGTAGTACGTTATAGTTGCGGATACCACTTGCCGATTGCTTATTTTTAACCCAGAAATAATAATTTGTTTCAGATCTATTTCTAACAGGATTGTAGTAAGTTTTTTCTGTCCAGTAGTATCTAATCTCACCGTCGATTATTACACTATATGGTTCTCCTGATGCAACACTTCCGTCGATTACACCTCCGCTAGTTACTAACTGTTCGTATTCTTCTGGCATCACTGGACTGCGAATCCATTCATAAATTTCAATCTCAGAACCTGGGAATAATCTACCCCATTGCTGTTGTTGATATTTTTCTGGACCTTGTTCGTAATCTAAGTATATACTTGTTGCAAGGTTCCACCAACGCTTTCCAATCCACGCATCAGTCCATGCATCGTCGATTTCCTCATAACCGTTATAACTGTCATAGTTATATACTGCCATATCTGCTGTTGATTTAAATTCAATTTCGCTTTCTACAAAACTTGGAATAATACCTTTAGCCGGATCATATATTTCTAATGCTGTAATAAGTGTACGTCTGTTAGCATCATATAACTTAACATTTTCAATTAGATCGTTTCTTGCTTGTGTAGGAGCCGATCTTACTTTAACCCATTCGCCGTCATAGTGTCCACTAGTTAACGACCAGCCTCCTGTCCAACGATATACTGCTGGTGCACCATTATCATCATCGACAAATGCATAAATCGGATCGCCGTTGCTACGTTTACTAGCAAAATTGTAATTAAATATTGCAGGATTATTGTCTACTAAAGGATTTACTTTAAATGTATTAAAGTTTGCGATTAAATCTGCATAACTGCTAAATCTAACACTTCTTAGAGGATAAACATTACCGCTATTACCTTCTTGATTTATATATTCATCGATATAAAACTGATTAGGATTATCCGTATCAATTCTAGTAACACGATGTACACCGTCAACACTTGGTGTAGTATTACTGCCGGCGATCAGTACATAATCTCCAACATTTAAATTATGAAAATGTTGTAAATCATTACTATAGTCTGCTGCAGCGATTGTAATTTGTGCTTCATCTGCATCAAAGTTTCCTTCACATGCTTTTGTAATATGGAATCCAAAATGCATAGATTGATAAACATTGTAACCTGCATTAATATTAGATTGCTCACTGTTGTCTGCAGCCCAAATACTAAAAATAAATGGATCAATGTCTACTCTGCTAAATGTACTTTCTCCGTCACTGCCAAGTTCATTAAAGACATTACTAATAACACTTTGTGTTGCATAGTAAACTTGCGCTGTAATACCAAGTGTACTATTCGCTGTACCTTCTCCAATTGTCATTGTTTCGTTTGTACTAACAATTCTAAGTCTGTTATTACTATTACTTGCTGTAATTCCAGGCAAGCTAGCATTGTTTATAGAACTAATTGTATCTGTTAAATCACTAGTACGGTCTACACTAATAACTGTTACTGTAGCAGGTATTACACCTTCAGTGATACCCACAAATGTATTTGCATTACCTGGTCCTACAAATAATGTAGATGCACTGCAAAGTATTTGTAATTGACCCGATGCTAATCCGACTGCACTAATGTTAGGAATGTTTGCAGCATTGATTTGATTAACTACTTCCGATAGTGTTAGATCCGGTGTATCAATAATTGTAATACCACTACTGTTAATAGTTTGATTTGCTGTTGCAAAACCTACATCACTATTTGCACTTGCTGCACTAATAGTTAAACTAAACGGTTGTGACGTATCATTTGTAGTTTTTGTTACTATCAGATTGCCGCCTGTAGTTTGTCCAGCTGTAACATTCGGAATACTAGCATTATTAATTTTTTGTATAATTTCTGTTAAGTTATAAACTTTTCCGCTAGTACCAGTTTCTGTTGCAATTACTTCACTTGCAGCAAATGTACTAGAAGAATTGTTTACTGCAAAGTTTCTGATATTAGTAATATATGGTGCAGAATCTAATGCGTTTTTAGTTGCTGTTGTGTCTGATGCTAATATTGTAAAAGGATCTGTATAAGAGTTATTAGTAATAGAATTTACTAGTTCCATATCATTATTCGCTAATGCATCTAATTCACTATCAAACGATCCGCCATAGAACGATTGTAGCACTCCAAAATTTAATCCAGATGCATTTGAAAAATAAGATGCTAAGAATGAATCCCATGAACTTAAACCACTTGTGTTAATAAATGCTTGTCTTAGTGTTTCAATTGCAGATATTCTAGCACTAACAAGTGTAGATATTTGACTAGTATTTGTTACAAACGTTGAATTAAATGCTTGTGTAAATCCTTGTTGTATTGTTACGTTAGTAACTGAACTCTCAGAGTCATCAAATGAAATTGTTACACCGTCGATAATTAATTCTTTGCCACTAGTCGGTCCACCAGTGATCGTTGGATTAACTACTGTTCCTGTTTTAGTTACATCTTGGAATACAATATTCGAAACTTCGTTATCAAACACAAGTGTTTGATTAACACTACTACTTTGACCTAGTATTAGTGTAGACCCATGCGGAACGCCAGATGTGTTTAAATTTTCTGTTCCTGTTAGTTCAATAGTATTAAGTGTTGTACTTTCACTTGTTCGCTGAATCGTAACTACTGTTCCGTCAATTGAAATAGTTTGTCCGTCACTTGGAATAATAGGCAGTGAATTTCTGCCAATAACTTCAATTGGATCGTTTGGTCTTTGTAGTCCACTTGATCCGTCTGGGTCACGCATTCTCCAAACATAGCCTTCTTGTATAACTTTGTCGTTGAATTTATAAGCTACACGATTATTCCATGCATCAACTTCTTGCCAGTCTCCGCTAAAGTCATATGCAGTTTTGTTTTCTACAGGAAATGCTGTAAAGTCTTCTTTGTTTATTACTCTATAGTCTGTTTCTGTTAATAATGGTAAGCCAGCAGTTACAAAATCATTTTCAAATTGATCCATGTCTGCTAAAGACTGTGTATTGTATTTTTTTGCAGCTCTAGTTCTAAACACATTTTCTGTAGAACCAGTAACTAATAAATTACTAGTAGGATCTATGTTAATGATATCTTCTGTAATAATATCGCTAACATCATCTGCATGAAATTGCACAACTTGCGGACTAGTTGATAAAATGTCTGTATTAAGTTCAAACTCTACAGTATCTCTACTTCTGATATCACCAAAGTCTGCTGTACGCAATGCCCACATTTCATATAAGTTTGCATCAGCTTGTCCGCCGAGCATACTTGTATTTCTCATAAATGCATTAAGTCCAAATTTAGTACCTCTGTATTTTCTTGTACTTTTTGTAAAGTTGAATACAGTGTCGTTGTCTAAATTTAAATATTCGCTCCACTGCGGTTTATTATAACCAACGTTAAATCTAGCAGTATCAGTCATTTGTGTATTATTAACACCTGCACTAGATTCGTTAAAGTATTCTAGTGTACTATTTGCTGTAGTATCAAAGTTATCGATAATTGTATTATTGTTTACAAGATATCCAGGTGTATATAGTTTACCGTTCCAATCTTTTGTACGTGCACCTTTCCAAATAACACGCAAATGTCTTTGACCTATTTCTGGTTTATAGATAACATCGTCAAAATCTGTTTCATTGTCAACAACAAGTACATGTTCTAGTTCAACACGGTATAAACGAAGTCCAAGTATATTTGTATCATCTGACTTTGTTTCAATTGTTGTAATAGGATCTTCCGAAGAGTTGATAGGTCTACTAACTACAATTTTGTTAGCAGGTACAGCACTACCTGTTTCATCTATTAGGTTATTAATTCCGTCATAACGATTTATAACAGTGTCGTAGTATCCTCTTGTTCCATCATTAATTTCAAACTTCTGTGTATCTGGAATACAAACATATGTTTTGCCAACCTCTGCTGTTTCACTCCAACGAGCAAACAAGTCTGCTGTTGTTTTCCAATTTGTAATCCAACCTTCAGATTTTAAGTATTCGCCATGTCCTAATAGGAAACTGTATGCATCTTGTAAAGAATTAAATGTAGTGCCATAATATATTCTACTAGGTGTATTCAAAAACTTAGTATATCTAACAAGGGATGTATTTGCTAAATTTACATAAACTTGTCTACTGTTTTCTGCAGGTTTAAAGTAATTTGCATACAATGTATTTCTATCAATGCCTGCAACTCTGAATCCAACTTCAAGTTTTGTAAATTGTAGTGCACCCATAAATGTTTCTTTGTTAGGCTGATTTAAGTAAAGTAGTGTTTGAATATTTTCTTCAGGTATAGTTACTTTACCTTTATCTTGACTGCTTTCTAGTACAACACTTTGTCTATTAGGATTAACAAACCCACCTGCTTTAATAATTGGCTGCATCGCTGCTCTTGTAAATCTATCAGCTAGTGTATTTGCATTAGTGTTATTATATTCTGCAAAGTCTACAATAGCATTGTTAAGTCCAGTTTTATAACGTTTAGCTCCTTGACGTAAAAATACTTCTGTAGTGATAGTTCCTTCGTCAAATACAAGACCCGGCTTACTTTGATAGTCTTTACCGGGATTGGTAACTGTAATGCCAACTACACGATTGTTTTCTACAATTGCTCGTGCAGCGCCTTCTGAACCATAGTTTCCAAAAATATTAATTGATGGTACAGTTGTTACATCAGAACTCGATTTTACAAGTATTCTTTCAATAATACTGTCGCTATAATTTATGTTTGAAATAATTTTATTTTTATAATTACCAAGTCCACGTAAGTCGCTATCAATAACAATGTCGTCTGGAATATTAGCATTACTAATAATACTTCTATTAGTACTGTCATAATATGTATTTGTAACCCACAGTGGACGCAGTCTTAATAGTGCAAGTATTTGTAAAATTTTAAATTCGCTTGTTTTAACCCATTCAAATTCTACATTACCCATGTCGCCAAATGTAAAGTCAGCAGCACGTTCCACTGTACCAGGTGCTGTTACAATACCTGCTGTTACTGGGCCATTTAGTTCGCCACTTACTGTAACTAGTGTATTATTATCCCAATCATATCCTGTATAAGCATATGCTTTATTATATTTTGGAGCATCATCTGGATTATTATAGTGTCCTGTTTTTAATGCATTAATTAGCGAGAAACGTCTTGCAGAATTTGTCCAATTATATTTTGAATCCCACCAAGTTGGCTTTGTATTATGACCTAACATTTCCCAAGGATGTGTATGAGGACGTACTGTATTGAAATAGTATGTATAGATTCCTTTCCAGCCTCCGATGCCGTTACCAACACTGCTATAATTCCAAGTAAACTCATCTGCAGAATCAAATGAAGAATCAGTTAGTGTAGTTAAATTTTCAGTAACTGAATAATGTTTAAAGTCTGGTTCCAATGCTGCAATAAAGTTGTCCCAATCGTAAGGAGTAGGTCTGTTTGCATTTGGCATTATTTCTTTATAATCAACTACAGTTGAAATATTTTCGTTTAAGTTGTTATAAATTCTTAGTTCTAAATCCCATAATGCAGCATCATTGATACTGAAGTCAACACTAGATCTATTTGTTAAGTTTGATCCTGATCTTTCAACAATACTTCCGTCATGTCCTTCGATATAACTTGTGTCAACTGTAGGCTGATACATTTTAATAAGTCCTAGTTTAACTGCACTAGGAGGTACGTAACTTACAGTATTTTGAGGATACCAACGTATGTGTGTAGCAACTGTATTGTTAGTTTTATATGTAACAGATTTAGTTATAGTGATTTTATTATCAGACAGTGTATAATCAACGCCTTTAACTAAACTATGCCAACCGTCTGCATCTTCAACCCATGCTTGAATATGATTTTTAGCGTCATGATATGTGTTGATAATTTGTGGTAAATCAAATACAAGTGTTTCGCCTGATATGCTAACATAGTCTACACTTTCATAATCTTTAAACATTGCCATATTACTATTAGCATATGGACTGTTAATACTTTTTCCTAAATTAATACTTGCAAGTGCACCGTCAACAATTTCATGTACAGGTGTTTCAATTGGAGTCTGCTTGTGTAATTGTTCTACTTTACGTAAGAATTGTTTTTTAAATTTTTTATAACTACGGGCAGCATACTTTAAACTATTATAAACATTAGTGTCAATATCTGCACTCAATTGATTTAGTAGTGCTGTACTGTAAGGCTGTTTTCTAATTGTTCCATCGAAATCATGTGCGTGTGGCAAATCGACATAGTTGTTGTCACCAAAGTAGTCACCTGTAAAACCTGGCATACGTGTCATTCCACGACGCAAATGTTCTTGTAAATCTCCAAAGCTAACTTCTGTTGCCCAGTCATTCATTGCATTATATAAATGTGTATCTGCTGGTACGAAATTGCCGTCAGCATTAACAGATAATTCTGCATCACTATGCCAGTATACATCTACTGTATCATTATTGTTTGCAGTTACAGTTAGTTTGGTATTTGCAATTGTATAATTTGTAGATGTTTTACCATTAACAAAAACTTCAACGTTTTTATGATCGGTATTATCATTGATCCAAATTAAACCAGTATTAGTTGTGTTGCCTACTTCACGATATCTAATAACCGATCCTGTAAATGCAGCATTGACTTGAATTTCAGTGTTATATGCATCTGTGTTTATTTTTGTAAAATTAGAAAGTACGTTGCCGTCAAAGTCTGTAAACTCTAAATCATTTATGCTAAAGTTAGATTGTACATAGTATGTTCTATCTTTACTCATAAACAAGTCTGGATTAACATCTGATACGTTGTGTAATCTTGTAACAGAATTTTCTGTGCTTGTAGTAGCAAATTTAAATCCGTTTTTGTCTTTGTGAACAACAAATTTATTATCTGTGTTTAGATCAGTTGTACCTAATTCTACAACAACATCTCCTGTTGCAATAAAACTAGCATGACGTTTTACAGGCTGACCATTTCTTAATAATTTCCAGCCATTATAATATTTGTCAGCATCTAACATTTTATAGAAGTAATAACCTGTAATTTCTTCTATGTTTCCTGTGTCAAATGTTTGATGATAAGAATTATTTTCTTTAATAACATTGTACTCGTAGCGTTTTGCTCCGAGCTCTAAGTCGAAACTTAATCCAGGTGTATTGCCATAGTCGACATAACGTGGGGCAAACCCTAAACTTTCATCAACACGCCCAGAACCTTTTCCATAGTCAAAAATTCTATCGCCTTTGAATGTACTATTTGGATAAACTGTTGTATCTTGTAGTTCTACTAAATCTGTATCATATAACTGGAACAATGCACCTTGACTTGTATGTTCTTTTTGTTGTCCGTACACCCATGTTGTGCCATCCCAATACCATTCGCTTCCACTATAAATGTATCCGTTGTAGCTATCATAAAATACAGCATTATATCCGTTAACACACATTATTTTATGACCTACTTCATAATCTGTTAAGTCGTATATAAGTGTTAAAGCTAAATTACCTGTTGCATATCCGCTTACACGGAATATTTTATTATTGTAATTTACATCTGTACAGTTAGTGAATAATACTAGTTCGTTGTCTTCTATTACTCTAGAATATATTTGATTCCAATATTTACGATTTTCATACTGTGTTGGGTCGAATGCTTCGCCATGTGTTTGCTTACAATCCCAATAAGTTATTTCTCCGCCGATTGTTCTTTTAACTAAGTCACCTTTATTGTATCCTTTATGAACCCATTCATCGGAAACTAAATGCCTTGCAATATCAAAGTAAGTTTGTCCAATAATATCATTTGCAGGATCTAATTCATCAAACATATAATCAACAAATGTTAAATGTTTTGTGCCGTAATTATATTTTTTAATATTTGCTTTGTATTCGATAATAGGTCTTGTTGCACGGAATATTTCTTTTGTGTATAGTGCAGGATCTTCATCTAAGAAATCACAAATATTTTCGATTGTGTTTTGTTTAACCCAAAGATTACTACGAGCCCATGCACTTTGATCTTGACTTGTGCGTTCTTCAACTGTATATTCACGTGCTTGCATTTTTAGTTCACGTAAATCAAAAGGTTTAAATTCAAAACTTTCCTCAACCTGGTCAAACCTAGTAGGAGCTCTTCCGCTGTAAATTGTTTGGTTAAACCATACTCGTTTACCGTAATTATCTACATTTCCTACCGGAACAAATTGCTGTGTAAAACTAATACCTTCTGGTTTACCTACACCGTCGACAATGTAAATTTCTTCTTTTTTATGTGTTCCGCTAACAGTCCAGAAGCAATGTATTTCGATTTCATCTCCTAAGTTAGGCGCTGTAGTAAATTCATACTCAGTTGCACTAATTTTATTATAGTCAACTCCTTCTGTTTGTAAAACATTGTTTAAATAAACGTTACTTTCTGTTGGGTTACTAATAGGACTTGTAAATACTTGATTGTTTGCAACTGTCTGATGTATACGTTCAATATCGATACTTTCAAATCGAATACGCATGCCGTTTTCAAGTGTAAGTGTTTTACCATTACTTAATGCTGGAGATGTATATTCAAATTTTCCAATAATATCATCGATTGTAATAGGATTACTTGCATTTGGAATAAGATCAATAACAGGAATTGAATCCAGCACCCAAAAGTATTTGTGATAGTTTACAAACATATCATAATTAATTGGCAAGTCTAATGTATAGCCTTCTTCATCAAAAACTCTGCTGTTTTGATTTAAGTGCACTCCACTAAAATTCATATTATGAAGTAGGTCATCATATGTAATAGCGTTGGTTACAGATCCGTTTGTGTCTTTGTTTACAAGACCCGGAACAAACTGATAAGGATCACTAGTTCTTCCATCTTCAACATATGAGTCATCAATATTTCTTGTGTGTGTTTTTGCACCTACATAGTGATTAATAGCTTGTAAACTACCGCTACTCATCAATTGTTCTAGTGTACTATCTAAGAAACGTTTGTTTACTTGTGTTCTGAAAATCTCAGGCAACAATCCTGTAACGTTACGAGTCCCTACATATTCTGTACTTTCGCCAGGTCTAGTAATTAGTGGGGCATCAATTGGATTTGCTCTGTAATTCTTGCTCATACGATGCTTACTCCGGAGTTAGCTGCAATACTTGTTGGATTTGCAACAAATGCATTTGTTATTGTAATATTAGAAGTATTTAAGATTGGAACAAATAGCTCGTCGCTGTCGCATCTAATTTCAAATAAGTTAGCTTCAAAATCACTAACTGGAGCAATTGTTACTTGACTTACTTGTCCGATCATGTTATTATGAATATATGCTGCTAGCTCAGTGAAATAGAAAGTTTCACCAAAATCCCAGTTATTAATATTGAAATAATCTTCTATTAAACGTACTACTTGTTGTTTAATTTCAGTATCACTAAGTGTAGAATTACTTGTTTTTGTTACATTAAAACCTGCTTGCAATTCTTCACTTGCTAAGTCTCCAAACAATACCTTATACTTGACAGGTCTGTAAATAACCTGATCACTAATTGTTTTTTTGCTATCTAATCTTGCAAACAAATCGTTTAGTTCGTGTACAGTTGGCGGATTAGGTTTTGTAAATTCTCTGCCATCATTTTTAGCCCAAATTCTAAAATCATTATCATAGCTTTCTAGTAGTACAAATGTGTCAATAATATTTGTAATACTTGGATCAATGACCTGTCCTAAGTCTGCAATTCTATTATACTTTGTGTGCAATTTCGCTCTGCCAGGTACAATTTCTGTGCCGTTTGGATCCCATACTTTATACTGAAATCCGTCAACATATCTAATACCTAGTTTAGTAGTTTGCGATGTAGCAATATCGTGATATGCTGCAGGGTTATCCGGGAATCCGTCGTTGTCTGGATCTGCTAGTGCTACTCTAATTTTGTGTGGATCTGTATAACCATCATTATACGTAAAATATCCTGTAGCATTAAACTTATAATCTTTATTGAGTGGTGTATGATCTGTGCCGCTAGATGTATTAATACTCAATACTGTAACACTGTCTCGACTTGGTTTTAGTGTTTCGCTACTAAATGTTTCTGCAAAGTTTAAATTACCAAATTTAACTTTTTGATCACTGCCATATATAAGTCTTGTTTTTCTTGTTAATATTTCCCACTTGTCAGTCTGATAGTTAATACGTATAATCCAACTATTGTCGATACCTGTGTTACTTGCATCACCTTCGTTGAATCTGCTCCAACTTGCTACACTGTTATTTGTAATTCCACTTGCAGGTAAATCTGCACTATCGACTACTAACCATTGTTGTCCAGCAGCATCATATCTTAGTGCAAAACTATTATTATTTTCTAGTTTTGTTAATACTTCAGTTTTAATATTATCTGTAAGTTGTGATTCCCAACTTGGAACAATACGTCTGATACGTGCACCACTTGGTACAATTTTGTTTAATACAACTGCGCCACGACCACGCTCGTCAATACCAGTTGGAATACCAGTAGCGTCATCTATGCCAAGTCCTGTAATGTTTAAACTAACTACTCTTGTCCATACACTGTCAGCGTTCGCTACTTCTACTACTGCAACTGCTCCGCTGCCTCCAGTTGATTGTGCTTCAAATTCAATGCTGGTAGCTTCGTTATAGTTAATACCACTATTTTCAATGGTAACACTATGAACTGCACCATTGGCAACATCTGCAGTTAACACTGCGTCCGTGCCAACACCTTTAATTTTAACTATAGGAGCGTCTATATAACCGCTACCGCCATTTAAAATGTTAATACTTTTGATGTATCCGTCTTTAAATGGAAATGTTACAAATTCAACTAATCCGTTAATTTCTGCTTTACGAAGCGGGTGTTGTGCCATTTCGCCTAAACGCTGTGGAACACCGTTTAGTGTAATATTGCCTGTACAAGTTTTATGACTTTTAGTAACTTGATTCCAACGATAAACATTTGTTTCTGTATTATCTGCAGTTACGTAAGTAATATAAGAAGTAGTGTCTGTATATTCTTTAGTAAAGTTATAGTTACCCAATGGACCATAATAATGTCTTGTATAGTAAAAGTTTTTAACTTCTGCATTATCTAGTAAAGGTCTTAAATGCTGTTGATATAATGCTTCACTGTTTAAATTTGTTGGCAAGTTAACAACTTTACGACTAGTAACATCATCTGTATACAAATAACCATCGTCAAAATATTGAGTTGCATCACTGTATGTTGCAGTTGGATCATTAAAATCTCTAAAGCGGCTGTGTCCGCTATGAATACGATTTACACTTTTAATTTTTCTAATGTTGTTGCTAACAGTGAGTGGATAAATGCTGTAATCTTCTGCTGTGACCATACGATCCTGTGTAGCAAAAAATCTACTTGCATTTGCTTTGATACTGTCGATACTTTCTCTTGCACTTGCATTGTTTATAGTTTCTTTTAAACTACAGTCTAGTGTAGCTCTATACGTTGTACCATCATGTCCTACATAATCAAATACAATAGTAGTGTTACCAATGTCACTAGGTAATAATCTATAAGTTAAGTTAAGACCTGTTCTGTACCAAACACGAATTGTTCCACGTGGAATATTACCAAAGTTACCGTCGGCAAAAACAATACTTACTTGATCATTTTCTCTACTAGATACTGTATAAATGTCACGTTGATTATTTTGTAAACTATTATAAACTGCACTTAGTCCATACAGTCTGTCAATTTGTGTCCACGTTTTGAGAACTTGTCCTGCTTCGTCGATTGTTTGTACCCAAATGTTACCGTTAGCAATGTTTTCTGAATTAACATCTATTACCATGTTTGGTAAACCGTTTTCAATATTAAAATCTTTAAACTCTAGTGTACCTTGTTTCAATCCCATAAAGAATCCAGTGTTTGCACTGTCTGTACTACTGTTGTCGTTACGATACAACAAATCTATAACACCATAAGGATTAGGTGCTTTTTCTTCTAACTTTCCTAGTGTTTGATTATAGTAAACACTGTGTGCACCAAATGCTGCTCTACCGCCGTTTACTTTCCCTGTAAAATTAAAAACAATTTCGTTATTCAAACTGTTAGTTCTATAAATTTCATTACGTATATTATTACTATCTGTAAATTTAGCAAACGGCTGTCCAAACTGACTGTTGTTTTGTAATACTGAATTCATAACAGTTAAGAAATTTTGATAAGTATCTGGATTGTTTGTACCGCTAAATTGTACAAACTTGTTTGCAAGGCTGTTGCCATTTACATCGTAAACTTCTTCTGTTGTTTTAATACTGTTTACTTTTAAATATCCGCTGGCAACGACATTTCTAGTAGGTGTATATCCTAAAAATTCTGCAATACGTAAGGCGCTTTCTCTACGCTCAGCAGTACTTAAAAAAGTCTCACGAGCATTTAAGTCGTTTCTAAATGCTAAGTTATGTCCAAGGAATGCCATAAGTTCCATTAAACTTACAAATTCACTTGAACTAATCCAGTCGTTAAAGTTTTCTGGATAATTATTGTTTATGTATTCTACCATTGTATTACGAATGGTATCAAAATCATATGCTTGGAAATTTGCTTGTGCAAAACTTTCGTATATTACACTAAAGTCTTCTGCAGCAAATAAACTGCTTTGTCTTGCGCCTTGTGCCATTATGCTATCTCACCTACAAAATTTAGATATAGTTCTTCTGCTGTACCTGTATCAACGTATTCTATTTTTGCATGAACATTAATAGTGTGATCATCTGGTTTTTGTAAAAAGGTACTAATTAAATTCCAACGTGGATCATTATTAATAATTCTTTCCACATCTTCTTTGATTACACTTTCTGTGTAAGAATCCATTGGTTCAAATAACATTTCCCAAATTATACATCCAAATCCTGGATTCATCACTCTTTCACCACGACGAGTGTAAAAGTGGTTTGTTAAGTCACGTTTTGCTAAATCCTTATCTGTAAGGATTCTACTTTCTGCTAATTGTCCAATTGAACTATATCCGATATATGTTGCCATAATAATATTTATCCATAAATTATGTGCTAATATAATTTATTAAATTCTTATAATGGTGTTGATAATATCTTGGTCTTTTAGTGATTTTGTTACAATAATTTGTGTGCCAACAATTGTATAATCAAATATATTTTGAACCAAATCGCCATTTATGTAAACTTCTAATTTTTCCACTGGACTCATACTAGGAGCTGCTGGAATAGTAAATGTAGTTGTGGTTCCATCATATACAAACTTGTTAGTTAGTAATGTATTTTCATATTCTTTTACTAACTGCCTTTTATTACCTTCCGGAGTAAATGGTAAAAACTGTCTAGTTTCAGCATAGTATGCAAATCTTGCTCTTTTAAGTTCTTCTTGTGAATATAATGCAGTTTCGTTATTACTTCGCATTGCATGTATGCCTTGCGTTCTAAACCAACTACGAGGTTTATTTTTTCCGTAGTCTGCTAGTCGCAACATTGTTGCAGCTTTGATACACTGCTCTTTGTTGTATTTGCTTCTCATCATCATACTAGCAACTGTGTTCCAGTCTTTATCTATAATATACTGTCTCATATCATAAGTTGTTTCGTTTGCGTATACAAAATGAATTTTGTTTACTGCCCAAAAGTAAAGCATAAGACCGTCATAAACACACTGCGGTAGTTCTGTTATGCCATATGATTTTAATTGTCGTCTATAGACTTGTAATTGTTTTTCAAATTGATCAATCCATACATTGTATGCTTCTTGTTCTGTAATACCACGACTAACTGCGCCTTCACCGTAGCCAAAGCCGTCATAGCCAACGTACTTGCCAAAGTTTAGTGCAGCAAGTTTTCCCAGATCAGAAATTTCTATTGTTTCAATAGCAAGTTCAGTATTAAAACTAGCTTCGTCTAATACTGTAAAATCTGTCCATATAGTTTTATATTGATTTTCAATAGTAGTTAACATTATACATTCCTACGTAAGTCATTTCTAGCTTCCATCATTACATCGCTTTTCCAACCTCGACGAGTTCGTGGATTTGAATTTCCTTCAAATGTACGAGCTTCTCCTACTAGGGCTATCGTAGCTAGACCAGGAGATCTATCATAATATAAGTTTGCATCTGGCACAGTGTTTGGTTGCCCTGGTGCTTGTGCAATTTGACCTAAACGTGAGCCTCGTCTGCCGCCTCTGCCGTTTTGTGGACCTTGTGTAGTTTGAATATCTATACTGTTTCTGTCTATATGTTGGTCAATGTATTGATCAGAGTAAATGCTTGCACGTTCTTTTTCTTCTTCTTTTTGTGCGTCTCGTCTAACATTGCTACCACCTCTGTATCCGCCTCTTGCTCCAGAACTACTTCCTAAGCTAAAGTCATTTTCGTCTGGATCTACAGGATCACTTTTTGCTTGTGCAGCAATTTTATCAGACTGTGCAGCGTGTCCTCCCCAAGGTTCGTGTTCTGGTACACGATTTGTTATTGATTCTTTTACTTCTCTGTTAACAGCTAAAGATCCTACTGTAGGTCTTGTAGCACACGTTGCAGGCGGTCCGTTTAAATCTATTAAGTCTGCTGTTGCTTTCATGTGTGGTCCTGCACGTAAGTGCATAACACTTTTTGTACACAGTTTCATATCATCTTGTGCATATAACTGTATTTGATCAACAGTGGATTCCATTTTTATGCCGCCATCGCCACGTGCTCTTATATTAATAGTTTCAGCATCAACATTAAATTCATCGCCTGCATAGAAGTTTATACTTTCCTTGGCATGCATACTAATGTTGCTTTCACTGAATACGTCAATGTTTCCATCTGGATCTATTTCAACCCAGCCTGTTCCGTTTTGGTTAATAATATAAACAATACCTGCACTATCGTTTAAAAGTATTTGTGCACCACGACCACTGCGTAATCTAATTAAGTTGTTATCACCATCTTTGCGGTTCTTATCTGGTACAAAGTTTGTACCTTTTTTATATGACTCGGTACCGTCATCTAATACTAAACTGTGGCCGCCTGGACTGTTAAACCCGCTTACTCTACTAGGTGATTCACGTCTAGCACCACTACTAGAATGTCCTCTGTGTGCATCTAACCCAAGTCCTTGTATTGCAATACCTTGCGACACTGGGTGCTTTCTTCTGGTGCCATCATGCTTTTTTGAAACGTGGTGATCATATGCACTTTGTACATCACCTTCTAATGTATCTGGACTTGCAGGATATCCGCCTTGCATAGCATTTCGATTAATATCAGGAAGTACGCCTAATAAAAAACCTTCTTGTTCAGCACCAGTAAATGCAACTAGTACTTCTGTACCCGGCGCAGGCGGAGTCCAAGTAGCACCGTAGTTATTACTTCCTAAATCGCCCTGAATAGTACCCCCAAATGGACTCATTTGTCTAACTTTGTGAAACTTATGTCTTTCTTCAATTGTATCTTTTTTGCTTATAATCTCAGATCCAACTATGTCTACCCAAATGTGTTGTTGATAACGTTCGTCTGCAAAATCGACAACTTTAGCAATAAACACGCCGTTAAGTTTTCGCATACCTTGACTATTTTCTCTATCATAAAAGTCTGGAATACCAATTGAACTGCGATTAGATCCTGTAAATTTATTTGCATTTGCCATTTTATCTCACGTAACCTCTCATTAATTCTTCGTACGTTAGTTGATTGTTTGTATTCGTATCTCTGTAAGACCTTAGAAGCATTGTAAATTCGCCGCCGTCATATCTTGCTTGTACTTGTAGTACTACGTACAATCCTGTAATTGTAAATTGACCAGTTGCTTCTCTACTACTTATACTGCCCATTAATCCCGAATCCATGTCAGGATATGTTGGAAAGTTTAAATTTAAGAAATAATAAACTCCGCCGGTCATGTACTCAGCACCATTTGATTGACCTAGCCAATAGGGATCTCCTCTTATGAAAATCTGCTGTTGCATTAAATCGCCGAGTGCATTTAAGTTTAGCTCCATTGCACCTAGCATACTAGATCCAATGTCGTCGTTTTTCTTTTCAGGTCCGCCGTTGGCAAGTGAATTCACCGGAGCGTATTCAAATCTTTGCGGTAAATCTTCTCTTTCATTTGATACATTATAGTTTCCACTTCCTGAGAACAATTCACTTTGTGTAATATATTTGTTTTCTATAGGAGGAATTCTAGTAGAACGGCCAGAATATCCTTCACGTTGTTGTTTTAGTGCAGAGGCATATGCTTCTTCTGCTTCTTTTAAATCTATTTTAAGTTGTCTAAGTTTAGCACTTATTTCATCTTGTTGATTGCGTAATTCAGTTATACGTTTTCGTTGTCTTTGTCCTTCGAAATCTCTAGGATCAGTATTATTAGTTTGTATTTCAATATCTTTATTAATTCTTTTAAGTTGAAGTTCAGCTGCTGATATTTGCCCTTCTAATAATGATGATTGATTTTTCTTTTCATTTGTTTCTTGTTGTCCTTCGAAACTACTACCAGTGAATACATCGGATGTATTTCGAAGTGCACCACTATTAAGTGCTTGAATAGCATAGTATGCTGTATCTAATTTTATATCTAAATCTAAAACTTCTGTGTTTAGACCAGTCAACATATAATCAAATCTCTTTTTGAGTAATCCTTTTTCAAATATGTTAGCAAGCCTGTCTTGTTGAAGATCTTTACTTACATGAAGTCGTTTGAAACTAACTGGATCATGAATTAGCGTTGGCGCAATTATCGAATCGGCACTGTATGTAATTTCTTTTTTATACTGTTTTGCAACAGCGTCATACATAAAATATTTTATATCAGTGTTGAACGAAACCCATTTTGTTAGTTCAGCTAGCTTAACAGGATCTGCTTCTCCTTCATCAGGGTCATTTTTTATAAACTGACCTTTGTCAGTTAATATTTGTTTAAATTCTCTAGTTTGGAATAACGCTGTAGCAATCGCTGCATTTAGTGCTGTACCTTGCGGCAAAGTAAATTTTAAAGTACCGTCTCCTGTTACACTAATACCACGAGTTTGCGATAGTGCTTCAGTATTAACTTGGTCAAACTTCCAATTAGCCCATTCTTCGGTTGTCTTAAAGAAATATCTATCACGTTCAACTTGTCCTTTATTTCTTGCTAATTGTTCTTCTAATTGTTCGTTGTGTCTTGTTTCAAGTTCTTTTAAAAAATCTCCAAATGTTGTAACATTATTAATATGAAGTTCTTCTTTTATATGTAACTCTAATCTGTTAAATGCTTCGGTTTTTGTTTCAATAAAATTTCCGTAATATGTACTTACTCCGTCTTTAAAATCAAAAGTTATTCCGGTACAAGTAGTTGAATAATAGAACGGTCCTGGACCGCTTACAGCTCTGTCACCTACCCAGCCTTTGAATTCCAACTTCATAATATAACAAGCAAGTAAGTGATTTTCTATACCTAATCTTTGTGCAGCTTCAACAATTCTATTGAATAATGTAAAACCGCCAGGTTCTACAAATGTAACTGCAAAGGTGTTAGCCGCTGCATTTCTATTTTCTTGTTCAAAACTTAATACTAAATCTTGTATAACTGATTGTAAACTAACTTCATCGTCTACACCAGTTTGACTTATGATAATAGAGTCGTCACCGTCAGCTATTTCTGCTAGGCGATCTTGTTCCATTTTCAGCGGATGTACCATGTATATAGTCCATTGATATGAAAATGTATCATACTGATTAAGAGGATTAGATATATAATGACTTGTACCTGCCGGACGTCTACTTCTGCCAGGTTCTTTACCTGCTTTTGTTTCATCTGTTACGTCTTCACCTGCGCCGCCGAATGCGTCTAAGTCAGATGTTTCAGCTTCTTCAGAACTTGCAGCAAGACCACCATTTAAGAATATTGCTTGTTCTTCTTTACGTCTGTTAAATAAACCTTGTGAAAATTCACCGCCTGCTTTGTTGTATTCCAACATTTTTTGAGCAATTTGTGATTTTGATCTAGTACCGTTTGCTGTTAACTGATCAATACTGCCTATGTTATATGCAAAACTAGTAAGTGCGTCTCGTTCTTGCGGCGTCCAGTTATATCTACTGTCGTACTTGTCTACTCTTTCCCGATATACAGAAAGTTGTTGTTTAAATAAATCATATGCTTGATCTCGTGTGACTTGCATATTAGGTTTATTGTTAGGGTCTGTACTACCTGCATAAGAACCATGACCTATACTCCATTGTTGGACGTCCCAATACGGATCTGCACTAAATCCTTCTTTTCTAATAATGTAGTCGATTATATCTTCAGCCATTAACGACTCCCGGTATTACGGAAAGATACAGGAACAACGATTTCTAATCCTGCTACAAAATCGTTTAATGGATCTTTAAGTTCTTCTCTATTATAATGTGCAATAACCCACCATAAGTTTGCATTACCAAACAAATCATATGCTAACAAATCAGGACGTCTGTCATACTTTGGTTCAACTTTCATAGTTCTCGTTTCAGGACTCAATGAGTCGATTGTTAATTTAGGATTATATATTTCTAAATATTTACGATTTAAACTAGTTTTAGAATAGTTACTGTTATCTTTATAATTTATTTTCATTAGATAAATCCTTCACCGTACAAGCTACCATTTAAAAATCCATGTTTACTAAACACTTGCTTTTGCCTGTCAGGATTTTGTTGCTGCATCAAGTCTATTGAAATAGTCTGTAATACTGGAACACTTTGACCATTTATTTCTACTAGATCAACACCACTGTCATATGTTGTTGCAAAGTTTCCTACTATTACAGGAATTCTATTAAATTGCTGACTACCGAATGCACTAAATCTTAACACAGGCGGGGGAGTGCCAGCACTAGGATTAGCTTTTATATCTTTAGTACCATAGTACATTTTAGTAACACTACGTAAAAAATGTATCACTCCTAACACATATGCTAGTTCTTCTCGGGTAGTTTGTGCAAACTGTGCAGTAACTTGAATTTGAGCACTAGGTGTGTTTCTATAACTATGATACGAATAATTTGTATGAACTAAGTCGTATGTATTATAGTTTACACTTTGTTGGTATGAAATATCAGGCTGATTAGGAAATAATATTCCTCTATTAGTTGTCAATGATACTGCAGGTCCTTGACAGTATAAATCAGGTCTGCCTGTTTCTAATCTAGCTCTGTTATCACTGATCGCCATTTAACTTATCCAATACAAATTCAAATACTTCTGGATTGAATGCACCAAAGAAATCTTTAAACACACGTTGCTTTTCTGCTGCTTCTAAATCCATACGCATAGCATTACGGAATGTAGTTGCACTGCGTCCATCATCTTTAACAGGAACAGTGTAAATGTATCCTGCTTCATCACCTGTTGTTAGCGTTTCACCGTCTTTGTACATTCTGAGATAGCCACCGGTTTTTAAACGTCCAGCATCTTTTTCACTAAACACAAGTAAGATAGCAGTGTTAGAAGGATCTTTTCCTGTTAAACTTACATCTGGTTTGTAAGGCTGTGTGTTTAAAACTTTGTCAGCTGGTATATTAAACATTTTGTTTGCAATCATTTTCTTTTCATCAAATGTAAATGGGTCTTTGTCGGGCGTTGCAGTTTTACTAACTGTAGTAGCGATAAATACGTTATCGGAACCAAACTTACGAACAAGGTCCATATATACTTGAAAATGTCCACTATGCATAGGCTGAAATCTACCGCCGTAAAATACAGCAA